ACTTCATCTGAGTATTTGACATCAGATAGAGCTAAGGTTGATGCAGAGACTATGTATAAAATAGATAGGACATTTGCTAGTCTTGTTAAATACCCTGGACAAATCGCAAAGCGATTGTATATTTGGGCCCTTTTAAAAGCAGGGTATCTAAAAGACATACACCATTCCTCCTAGTATAATACATTACGATCGCTTGATATATTTTCCCAGAAAGTGGATATGTTTATACAAATAAGATAAACATTATTTGATATTTGTTAATAAAATAGGCATATTATCCTATGTTTTTATATGTGGAAACCTACAAAGATTATAACAATTTGATAACATATTTGGATATCAGGATTTGACAATTTGGTCAAAGTATGGTATAGGGGGCCTTCCGCTAAAAAATTTGATTACGAACGCCTTCTTAAATGGGGCCAATTACCCATATACAAATTAACTTATCCACATGCTAAGATATACAAATAGGATTAGTAAGATATATTATCCACAGATGTGTATAACTTGTGTATAACTCTGTGTAAAATTTGGGGTATTTAGATCAGGCATATGGGGTTATTGGGGATATGGGGATATCGGTATTTGGCTATTTGGACATAGCAAAACCCCTAGCAAGCTTATGTATTCTTACTAGGGGTTATTGTTATACTAGGGATTAAGAAGATCTCTTGACATACCCCGAAAGTTTGATACAATTGATAGATGCATCCTAAATGTGGAACTAAAGCTGGTCATGACGACCATAGGCGTAAATATCTAGATGAGTTCTGTCAACCCTGTGTAGAGGCTATGAGAGCCTATTGGATAGAGTATAGGAAGCGTCCTGAAAAGAAAGAACGTATCAAAAAGTATAACCGTACCAATAGAAACATTAGAAGTGGCACTAGGTTTAAGAAGCTAATCAAGCAAGGATTTGATATCCAAAGAGACTTCTTCTCTGCATCTACGGTTATAATGACTTATGGAACTGTCTGTCATTTGTGTAATTATGAGGTTGATTTAGATGCCCCCAGAGGTGTGGGTCAGCCTGGATGGGAAAGAGGTCTTCATATTGACCATGTCATTCCATTGTCAAGAGGCGGTCATGATATCCTAGAAAACGTAAGGCCCTCTCATGGTCAGTGTAATATCAAAAAGCACAACAGATTGGATTATGTCCATTCTTTTTAATACTAGCTATTTAACACCCTGTATAATAATACTATGATCCCCAAGATAATCTGGCAAACTCACGAGTGGGACTATGAGGACCTACCTTATGATTACAAGATGGCTTCTTTGACCTGGAGAAATCTAAACAAAGACTGGGACTATAGGTATGTGAGCAAAAAAGACAGAGAAAAAGATATAAAAGAATACGATAAAAGTCTTTTAAAATTTTACAATAGCTGTGATGGAATAACCCAGTCAGATATCTGGAGATATGTAGCCCTATACCTTCATGGTGGGGTTTATGTTGATATGGATACCCATGCTTGTGGAAGGTTGAACGAAGTTGTCTCTGAATTTGACGAGAGCAAAGAGTTTTTTTGTATGCCAGAATTTTATATTGATGGCAAAAAGAGAGTAGTGACTGGAACACATGCCGCACCTAAAAAATCGAATACATGTAATAATATTATTAAAGATATCTGTTTAGCCAAAGATGAGAGAGCCCTTTTAGAGGGGTGGGTCTTTAAAGACGATGAGGAAAAGCTATTTATAGGCTGGAGTATTATAAGTGACTGCATACTAAAATATGAAAATAGTATAGGGTTTAACTTTATAGACCAGGTTGTTAGGCATTGTCCGACTGGACAAATATTTGAATATGAGCCAGATCTTTGGGTATTTTTTGATAAGAACTGGTTTTTATATAAAGATTTGTTCGAGATTAAATAGCCTACTGCGGGTTGTTAGATACTTCCCAATCTTTGGCATACCCATAGCAGACCCCACCAGTGGTCATATCCCAGACAGCGATCTCTCCTAGCTGTAGGTATTTGACCTGAGTTGGGGATGTAATGTGGAATAGCCACTTACCCTCTGGGATAAGATATTCTATGTCAGAATTGCTCATTCGGTTAATGTATGTATCTTTCTTAGCTGTAGCAAATTGACTCATATATAAATTATACAGGGGATACTAGAGGATGTCAAGCACCTTGTGCTTGTATTGTTCTCTTATTTACCGCCGAACTTTTCGCCCGAACTTTATATTAATTAAATAATTAGGATAAAACTATAGATGCAGTACCAGCCGTAGGTGCCCACCCGTTGCCAACCCAGTAAGACATTTCAGCTCCCTCAAGACCTATCAATCGATCTGGAAAGTCAAATTCTAGAGTATCAACCGAAAGAGCAACTATCCCAGGTGCTGTTGGGCCAAACTGAAGTGCTTCGCTAATGGGGTAAGTGCCAGCCAGTGGCCCGCCTTCAATAACTAAGCTATATGCAATTGGGTTAGCAACAATGTCAGCCCACTCTGTTTCTGGCTCAGGGTAGATCGTGGAAGGTAAAATAAATTTACCTCCAAAAGCAGTTAGCCAGTTAGTAGTTGGACCAACAAGTGCGGCGGGTGGTGCCGTATACTCAAAAATAGCATACGAAACTATGGTCCCAACATTTACCAAAGTATTAGCTAGTTCGGCCTGTGCAGCTACCGTGCCATCATTACCCTCAGTTGCCCCGAAAGTTGTTGTGCTTGGGCCAGGAATCAAACCAACACTCTCAAGTGCTTCTAGTGCTTGTGAGGCAGTAAGGCCAATCAGCATCGGAACAGCGACTCTGTTATCTTCAGCTCCTGAGCTACCAATAATTTTGCCACCCATTGACCAGAGACTGCCGTTGGCCCCAGAGTCTTCTCTTGGCCCTCCATAGGGAGGTAGTACGGTACGTTTAATTTCCATAAGGATATTGTATCATTTCTTTAGCTGTTGTCTCTTATTTCACGGATATCTGCGAAGATCTCGTCGCTAGGCCACTGCCTCTTGTGAGAGTAGTCTGTCTCTCCGCTTCCGTCTGGAAACCTAAAGAAGATCATTGTTATAAACTCCCCATCTTTAAAAACTTTATGAGGTCTCCAGTGTGGGTATTCATTAGGGTTAAATATAATAGCCTTATTATCTTCCATTTCAAATACTGTTGTGTCTACGCCAAGCCCCCACGAAGTATTTGATTTATACTGATAATCAATTATTAGGCTGTTATTGTCCCCATCAAAATGTGGGGGAAGGTTCGGCTGTCCGTATTTACTGTTATATTCTGCAAATACCCCAAATATTGAGTTTAGTTCTTTACCGACTAGATGGGCCACTCTTTTTTGTATGGCATTATTCATTTCATAAAGGTTTGGGACCATGTAAAGAATTCTTCCTAATACAACATCTTCCTTATCAATTTCTTTATTATTTGCATCACGCTCTATCATCTCAAGTTCTTCTGGCAAAAGAAAGTTTGAAATTTCATAGACATTTTTCATAATTTAAGCAACATCCTCGGGGCCTGGCCAAACAGTGTCTCTGCATGAATTACAAAAAAGGGTTGGACCATTGGTGTAGCCAATATAAGCTTGGCACCCAGCTACCTTAATTACACCATCATTCTCCATCTTCTGGAGATCTGGCGTCCTATGTGCATAAACTATTGGTACCATAGTCTTTTGGCAGGTAGGACATTCTTGAGTTAAAACCATACACTAATTATAGTGGGTCTTTTAAGATACCCTTGATTTTCCCCACTCAACCTTAAGCCAAAATCTTTCATGGATGTAATACAGTACAAAGTTAATAAGATTTGATACTAGAGATAGGGAAGCCGCAAACTCCCAGCTGTTAGTCATGACAAACCCAACTGCAAATGTCACAAATATAGCTATGAGTCTCCAGGTTATGGACTTAGCTAACGAACGTTTTTTGCTGGCCACTATTACTTGATCTTTACGAACTTAGACCAGATACGCTCGTGGATGAAGTATGCTACAGCTTCCCAGGCAATGTATACAAGTGCTCCCAGAGTGGCATACTCCCATTCTCCTGTGATTATGTAGATTACTCCTGCTATAATAACAAGGTGAACAAACTCCCAGCTAAGGGTCTTGACTAAACTTCTTTTAGTGCTTTCCATGTTTTATCTTTCTCTTATGTCAATTATACTATACTTCAGAGCCATTGTCAATTGCCTAACTTATACCCTGAAAATACTGCTATAATTTAAAGCAGGAGGTCATTCAAAATGACATTAAAATCTATCTATGATATTGAGCTAAATTCTGCAGACGGAGAGTCAGGCTTTTTACAGCAGTTTAAGGGCAAGGCCGCTATTGTGGTCAACACTACTGTCGGATGCGGAAATGCCAACCAAATGGAAGTTTTGCAATGGCTACAGGAAAAGTACGGTGGCCAATACTTTCAAATTATTGCTATTCCAACAAATGATTACTGTGGGCCAGGTATCACCTATGGCAAGTGGTCTCAAGGAATTACCTGTGGACTAGATTCCGCAAACTATGGCAAAGATGTTTATGGAACTACTTTCCAATTTTCTGAAATGGTTTCTTCTATCCCTAGTGGCGGTGTCAGCAAGCAGCTCAACGTAGAGCCAGGACACAATGGTCTAAACCAACCTAATGGTGATCCACACGAACTTTACCTGACAATCAAAGATCATCAAATGACTGCAAAAAGTAAGATAGAAGAAAGCGGCCTTGACCCAGAAACAATGTTTAAGGATAAGTATTATTCTTACTGGCTAAACATGGGGTTCTATAATGGAGACCAGATGGGTGGCAACTTTGAGAAGTACCTAATTGACAAAGACGGATATGTTCACAAGCATTATCAGTGCACAACTTTAAATATTGATGTTGAAAAAACTGTTAAAGAGGCAACAGCTGATTCTGGTGGCAAGGTTGGCATTGGGCCTGGTCGTTCTAAAAAAATCTTTGAAGAAGAGTGGGCTATCATTTGCCAGGATATCGAAGAGCTAATAGCTGGTAAGAGATCTATCGTAAATCCAGCTCTATCTTCCAAGTAGGTCTCGAACCCACTGATCTAAGCCATACTCAATTATTAGCCTATCTGCCTCATCACTTACAATAAAAGGTAAGGCTACTACAAATATAAATAGGATAGCTACAATCAATAGTCCAATCTTTATACTGTCTTTAATGATTTGCTTATCCATATTAGTCTACAAATATCTCTTCTAGAATTTCAGCAATTTCTGCAGATTCTAGATCTTCGTCTGTTAGTCCTTCGGCATGAAGGCTTGCCATTTTAGCCATTTGTTTCTCCTAATGTATTTTTTCCTGGAACCCATAAGACGTCTCCTACGGACTTATTCTCATACCTAGCTAATACAAATAGTAGGTCTGATAGTCTGTTTAAATATTTTGCGGTTAGTTTACTTACACCCTCGCCAAATTGGTGAATAGCATTCCAGGTAAGTCTTTCTGCACGACGAGCTACAGTCCTAGCAACATGCAGGTTGGCAGATGAGGCAGTTCCTCCAGGAATAACAAAAGACCTGAGAGAATCCAGCTCTGCATTGAATCTGTCTATCTGGGACTCAAGGTTGCTAACTTGGCCCTCAGTAACTCTCAGAGGCTCTACAGGAGGATTATCTATCACTGGTGTACATAAGTCTGCTCCTACATCAAACAGGTCATTCTGTATCTGATTAAGGATATTCCTAACGTCTTGGTTAACTACATGTAGAATGGCTACTCCGATGACAGAGTTGGCTTCGTCTACCGTGGCAAAAGCCTCAAGTCTTGGATCATTCTTTGATGTACGACTCATGTCCCCCAAAGAGGTAGTGCCATCATCACCAGTCTTAGTATAAATTCGAGTTAGGTTTACCATTAGTGTCCCGTCATCGAACGCCAGATTGTAACCAACAGATCGTTAGATGCAAATAGTGCAAGAAGGCTAAAAGCAACCTGGAGGTAGGGCGTGGTAGCCTCTATCCAGCTTTGCTTCTTAAAGTCTTGATATTCAATAATTGCATCAAACTTATCTGTTATTGTTTTCATGGAAATCTTACTTCTCCGTTATCTGCAAAGACTAGCCCTAGCGAATCTCCAGGATTCAAGTATACACCATCAATGCCTGTTTGGGCCCATCCCCATGCCCCAGTGATTCCAAGGGGAACTGGAACAACCTGATGTTCTTTTACAAGGACACCCCAGTAAGACTCGGCTGGCGGCATACTCTCGCAAGTCTCTGCTGTGGCATCTGGAAGATTGTTTAACCTACAAAGGATTGCTTCGCCGTATTCTACAGTTCCTTCTGTGGTAAACCCAGCGGTAGACAATAGATCCAAGGCATTAGTTTTTCCATTTACCGCAATACACTCTTCAATCTTTTCATTATTTTTAAGTGTCCCATAGTCTACATAGACATTAACACAGTCCGCATTGACATTATGAAATACAATTCCAGTTGTCAGAATACCCAGAACTGCTCCAATTGCTATAGTTGCCTTATTCATTTTGTTTCTTCCTTAATTAGTTTTAGTAAATCGTTTAGGTCCATGTTACCAAGATTATCTTCAAGCAATTGAATGATGCGTTCTTGCTCTTCTTGCTTTACCTTGGCAATATTCTGGATATGCATAGAAACCCGATCTTGTGGGTTAATGGATTGGTTGTTAAGCCAATGATTGTTAAAATAATCGTCGATTCCATCATCAGTATTTGTCATACCTATATTGTACAGGATATGGGGATGGATGTCAAGTAAAGGTTAAGATACCTTAGAATAAAATATCCTTTAAGAAGGCAGTATTTCGTAGAAACCAGACATGTCAAAGTGGGCGGTATTATGTGCCCAGCTGACAGGAGTGTTGTACTTCCAAGCAAGATCAGTAGTGCTGCCTGAGTAGTAAAGCTTTGCTTTTGCATTTGGCCCCTCAGCCACAATGTCTACGATAGAAGCAATGTGATACCTAGAATCAGTATTGGGGTTGTGTAGAGTTCCTCCACGAGAAGTAAAGGTCTGTCTTGGCTGGAATGGTAAATCAAACTGATACTGGCCAGTACCTAGGTTTGTATAACCATTGAATATTACGCTCACACAGAAAAATACCATGTTGCCGATGCGATTGTAGTTTCCAGTAGCAGTGATTCCTGCAAGCGTTCCTGAAGCATCTGTAAAGTTAGGGTTCCAAGATCCGTTTGACTCAACAGCATTGCCAGAACCACCACTAAGTCTAGCCATTAGTGACCAGCCTCTAGGTTAGTCTTTATAACTGCAACCTGAGAGCTGTTTGTGTTAGTGATTGCATATAAGGCATCTGTTCCTGGAAGCTCAAAAGAAATAGCTGATCCAGGACTTAAGCGGTATCCATAAGAAGAACTTGTTACACCTTCTCCACCAATATAAACATAGGCAGAGGCGTGAATATTCTGAATGGTAACGTCCATTCCAGAGTGAACTCCATTAGGAGTTAAAAGGGTAGCAGCAGAACTGCTAAGAGTGATTAGAGAGTGAGTAGTCATGATTTTATTATAGCATTATTTAATTATTTGTTTCAATTATTCTTGTATAAATAACATCACTATTAGAGTTATCTTTTGCCCAGTCGCTTATAGAAATTATCTCAGTCCTGTCCCCTGGCTTACCACCAGCATGAATCATCTCGTCAGGGCCTATATAGATTCCAATGTGGTAGGCACTTGAATGGTTTTGGTAATTGAATGACACTAGGTCTCCAATTTTAGGCTCAGTCACAATTGCACCCCAATATCTTTGCCATGTGGCACTGTGATACAGGTCTATTCCAAGCTGAGCGTAAGTCCATTTGACCAGACCAGAGCAATCCCAGGAGCGTGTGTCAGATCCCTGAAAAACCCAAGGGGTGATGCCAATTTGTTTTTTAACTAAGACAAGAGTCTCATTCAGGGCTTTGGTGTCGGCAGCAATTTTCTCTAGCCTAGCAATCTTTGACTCTAGCTCATTTTGCTTTTTCTCAGCCTGAGCCTTGAGCTTATCTTTTGCAGCTTTTACCTGAGCCATCCAATCATGCGAGCCAACCTTTGGAGCGTCTGACCTAAGCACTGGGCCTGATGAAACTTCAATTGAACGAACTGGTCCCGAAAGAACCACTTCTGTTGTTACTGGAGAATCAATTAATGGTGTTGGCTTTGTTACTTGTGTTACTGGTAGTTCTTTGTTCGATGACTCACTTGCGTCTAGCATAGCTGCAAAAGCTACTCCAGTACCAGTTGTCATTACTAGTGCAATCATACCAATTGCTATGAACCTTTTTCTTTTCATTTGGCGACCTACCTTTCCTTGGTAGTTAGTACTCGGTCGTTGAGCGTTAGCGGGTGGTTTCCCTATTAAGTTATAAACCCTTGAGATAGACACATCCATCTCAAAGGGGTACTACTATTTTACCACAAATTAATACAAAATAAACATTAATTAGTTTTATTTCTTATTTTTGGCTTACGTGTAGTAGCTCTTTTTAGCCAAGGCTTCTCTGAATATCTAGCCCATTCATAGACAAAGATACAGGCTGCGATAAGCAATCCAAGAGAGCCTGACTGCACAATGTAGTAGGGAGTTGGATCAATTAAATAGGTTTCCCATGGAAAGCTATAGGCTACTACTGGGAATGCAATAATGTTTCCAAACACTACAGCAACTACGATACTCTTATAAACGTTTTTCATTTTTATTCTCCTATTTTTTAGCTATGTTATATTATATGGCATTTGTCTGGGGATGTCAAGTCATTCTTCTGACAGGTATTTCATGAATACTCTCAAGATTTCAATAGTGTATTTTTCATACTCAATCTCAATAAGCGTATTTTCTTGGTCTACCCTATGTATCTTAATCTCTTTGCCAAGATTAAATAAGATGTTGTTTATCTCTTCTTCTAGGTCCATGGTAAAAGTATAGCAGATTCATAAAACATTGGTAGAATTGAGTATGCTATATAAGTGTGTTTGCGGCAAGGTGCATGTGCTAAAGTTAGATCTTTATTTTGATATCATTAAGCATAAAGAGTATTGTTATTGTGACATTATAGAAGCTTCTCAAGAAGATTGACATACCGCTATTTTTTTGGTATCATTTATTTATGAGTAAATTTGAAAGACAAGAAAAGCGAAAGCTAGACAGGCAGACGGCATCTATCATTAAGAAAGCCAAGGTAGATATGCAAGAGTATATTGAGACGCTTCAGGAACTGCCTTCAGAGCCAGAGATAAAAGCTTGGCAAGCTGGATACATTGCTGGAATTAACAGGATGTCTGAAGAAAAATGATTAACTTTCAGGCAGAGTCTAAGCGTTCTGGCGATGCATTTGAGTCTAAAGTCTTAGCTGACTTATCCCGATTTGGAACAACCAATATAAAAAAGAATGTGATGGTTGAGGATACTGGGTGTGAGGTTGACTTTGCTTACGATCAAAGAGGCACTCAAGTTTATGTTGAGGCTAAGGGTGGCTTGCAGGGAGAGAAGAAGCGTCCTGGAGCAAAGAGAACTGACAATGTTAAAAAAGCTATAGCAAATGCTGCTTTAATTAAATCTTTAAATCCAGACACACAATACATTGTTTACTTTTCAGATTTACCAAAGTATGGATCGTCTTCTCATAAAATGTTGAAAGCAGCAGTCAGGGCTGGTTTTATTGACAATGTTCGATATCTAATAGATATGAATTAAAACTAAATCAATCTTGTGACTGAGGTATAATTTTTTCCAAAGTCAGAGAATAAAGCTTTGTCTGCTTCTCTTTGAGCGATCCTGCGAGACCAAGAGTATCCTGCATCTCCGCCCCACGCTAGCCACATAATATATCCGTTAGAAGGATTAGCCCGATTTGCCCAGTCCTTGCCTTTTTTGTCTACCTCGTGGCGGGAGAAGTAAGAGTACATACGCTTTACAGTGCTTAGCGATAGTGTCTCTCCATTAGCCAGCTGTCTAGCTCTAGTCCATCCAACTGCAGTTCCTGCTCCTGTGGCCTTGCCATCTTCTTTGAACTTGATAGCCCTACGAGCAGCAGACCTAGCCCCAGCAGGAGGAGAGTAGCCTTCAGCTTTGTCCATGTATTCATCATAATCATCATCCTCATAATCTTCCATACTAATGTTTGGCATGTTAATTCTTTCAACATCTGACATCAACGCACCAATTGAGTATGGTGTGTAGTGATAGACTTCATCGTCTTCTTCTAAAATTCTAATAGCTACCGCTGGATTTTCTGGAGTAGACTCAACAGAGTAAGGGTTTCCTGGCTCACCATATCTGCCACCCTCACGCATAACGTGCTCTACTTGACCAACGATCATGCCTTCTGTGGTCCTTGCACTTACAAAGTCTCCCTCAGTAATACGAGCTTCTGCCTTAGAAACTGGAATACAGTTAGGAACCATGCGTCCGTTGTCTCCTGGCTTCATCCCCCTTTGGGTGTATCCATCCCAGCAAGGAGCAACCTTTTCATCGGCTTTAGTTCCCATAGATGTTCCACCATTTGTAGTTGCAATTGCACCAGCAGAATCTCCACCAACACCACCGACTCTAGCCTTTGGTTTTTTCTTAGGATCTTTTAGTGCAGAAGGTTTTTTAGATGCTGGCTCTGGCTGTCCAATAGCAGAACCCATGCCGTCTTTATCTGTTGCTGCCTTTATAGCAGTTCCTGGCCACTCTTCTGGATTTTTAATACCAACACCAGCTTCAATATTTCCCTCAGACTGGTTGATGGCATAAATTTGATTAGCAGCTTCTTCGGCTGTAGTGTGGCAACCCATTACGGTTCCATCGTCTTTAAGGGCAGGGTAGCCTGAGCAACCGTAAGATCCCTTTTCTCCAACATGATATGGCATATAGTTATTATACCACAGGTATTATGGTAGGCCTTTTGCCAACATGCCCAGGTTGTATCCCAAGGTAGCGGTCCTAGGAAAATCAAGCTACCTAAAGGATATCATCGTTTTTAACCAATCTTAATTGATTTTGGTTTCTTTTCTTCTGGGATGTCTCTTACCAAATGAACATACAGAATACCGTCCTCAAATCCAGCCGAATCAACTTCATAGTATTCTGGCAGTGAGAATGAGCGAGCAAACCTACGAGCAGCAATACCTTTGTGTAGGTATTTCTTATCGTCAGCGTCTGGTCTTTCTGCTTTTATAGATAGGACATTTTTTTCAGTAGTAATACTGATCTCGTCCTTTTTGAATCCAGCTACCGCAAACTCCATCACGATCTTATCATCGTCAATCCTGACAACGTTGTATGGTGGATAGGTGTTTGCTGCTGGTGTTGTGCTAAAGAACTTGTCAATATCTAGACCAAGTCCTCCGAATGGTGTTGTAATAACCATTTATATCATCTCCTTATGTTAAGCGAGTTAATGCCCCCCAATTGGGCAGGCATAAATATTATAGCATACAAAACAACCCTTGCCCTTAATACACTTTAGTGGTATAATTAATACATTATGAGTAATCCTATGTCATTTAGAAGAAGGCAACAAGTTCTTGCCGATAAAGTCAACAATCCAAACAGTCAAGAGGCTACTGTGAGACGTGTAGAAGATACCAAAAGACAGCGCTATGAGCTACAGGAATCAAAACGTGCTCCAAAAATTCAGATTGATCAAAAGATAATTCTTTGGACATGGCTTATAGGAATTGGGATTGCCTTTATTTCTTCTGCTATTGTCTCTTTTAATGGTATTACAGCTGTTGCAGAATTTGTTGGCCTTTCTCAGAGCTGGATGGCTGGACTATTCTTTTTCTTTATTGAGCTTATGTACCTATTGTTCTTGGTTGCATACCTAGTTCTTGCTTCTAGAATGAATGAAGACGGCAAGCCAGAAAAAACGCTTGGTGCTGTTGTTGGAATGCTAATGTTTGGTGGCATTGCTGTTTTGGCAAATGCTTTCCATACCCTCGACTTTTGGGCATGGGAATACTTGGAGCCACGCATGTGGGCAGGAACAGTTCTGAGCATTGCTGCTCCTATCGCAATTATTGCAGCATCTAAAATGGCATCTAGAGTTGTTTTTGCTAAGGCTATTCGCATCTAATATAGGAAATAGTATGGCAAAAATAACATTCTTAGGAAATTTTAGAGTAGACTATAGTACCGAAACACATCACACAAAAACTTTAGAGTCTATGGGACATCAGGTTGTTAGGATGCAAGAAAGCGAAGCAACCGCTGAAGATATTTTTAACAATGCAATAAACAGCGATCTTTTTGTTTGGGTCCATACTCATGGCTGGGATACCCCAGGAAGACTTACGATGCAAGACATGCTGATTGAGTTAAAAAAACATAACGTTCCGAGCATGACCTACCACTTAGACCTTTGGCTTGGGCTAAACAGACAAAGAGATTTGTTGCGTAAGCCAGTGTATCAATTTATAGATCACTTTTTTACCGTAGATAACAAAATGGCTGATTGGTTTAATACACGAACATCCGTAAAAGGTCACTACTTACCAGCTGGGGTATATGATAAAGAGTGTGTTTACACACCAGCTATTCCAAAAGAAGAAATTATTTTTGTTGGAAGTAAAACTTATCATGCAGAGTGGCCTTATAGACCAAAGCTTATTAATTTTTTAAGTCAGACATATGGAGCAAGGTTTAATTTATATGGAAAAGAAGGGCTTGGGGTTGTAAGAGGACAAGAGCTAAACAACTTGTATGCTTCTACTAAGATTGTAGTTGGAGATACTCTATGTCCAAACTTTGACTACCCAGACTATTGGTCCGACAGGATCTACGAAACCCTTGGTCGTGGTGGCTTCTTGATTCACCCCTATATCCCAGGTCTTGAAAAAGAATTTGAAGATAAGAAGCATGTAGTATTTTATGAGTATAATAATTTAGATCAACTAAACCAATTAATTGAATACTATTTAGAGCACGAAGAAGAACGTGAAGAAATTAGAAGGTCTGGTCACGACATGGTCAAAAACAACTACACCTATAAAAATAGATGGCAGCATATCTTAAAGGAATTAAACCTATGATTTTAGAAACTAACGGCTATGTCTTTAATTTGCGAGATGAAGAGCATGATCCAAGCGATGATCACGACCTGGACTGGAAGGTTATTGAAGAAACTTGGAATGAAAACGTTTATAGAATTCATCAATGGCACTTTGCTAAAAATAAAAATGCTGTTTTTGTTGATATTGGTGCCAACGTTGGCTCCGTAAGTCTTTTTGTTGACAACTTTAATAAAGATAGAAAAAGAAAGATCAGGGTCTTTGCTATTGAGCCTGAGCCACATAACCTAATTCTTTTGCAGAAAAACATAGAAGACAATCCAGTAGAGAATGTTACCGTTATTAATAAAGCAATTTGGCACGAGAATAAAGAAGTTTTAATAACTAATCGTGGTGGAAATAGCAGCATTTTTGAAATCGAAGGTGTTGAGCAAACAAAGATCCAGGCAATCACATTGGAAAAGCTGTTTAAAGAGAATAACATTAAGCGTGTTGAAGTTATGAAGATTGACATTGAGGGTGCAGAGTTTGATCTTATAATTAATGCCCCCGAAAAAATACTTGCAAAAATTAATTATTTAGTGCTTGAGTTTGATAAGTCTTTTGACGGCAAATTTGGAATCATGGTTGAGAAATTAGCTAAGCAGTTTGGCTTAGAAATTTTAGGAAGCCCCGAAAGAGGGGGGTATATTTATGGAAACAGATACCAAAATTGATTATTTAATTTGTATTCCCATCTATAAAGTAACAGAGAGAATTTACAAATGCATGGAGTCCATAAAAGATAAAAATGTTTTGCTTATAGATAATAGTGGCAATAGAGAATGCGAAGTATTTGAAAAACAATACGGGTTCCAGGTAGAGTATCAGTCGGAAAATATTGGGCTAGCAAGAGCATGGAACATCGCATTAAAAAAGAACCATGATTGGACTTTTGTTGTCTCCTCTTCAATGTTGTTTAATCAGCCCTTTTCACACATTATTGAAATGCTTAAAGGATTTAATGGTGTAATGTTTAGAACACAACACGGATGGCATCTTTGTGGAATAAACAAGAAGCTGGTTAGTGCAATTGGATATTTTGATGAAAACTTTTATCCATATAACTTTGATGATTGTGACTGGGATCATAGGTGCAGACTGCTTGAAGAACAGTCTATGCCAGATACTGAATCAGACCTTGTAGTATCCTGGCGTAGTCAGTTTATACACTCTAATACCCCAATAAGTTATGTTATGAGAATTAGTGCTGCAACGGCAGAGGTTGATGTTACATGTCAGGTAGATGGTGGTGCAACAATAGATGGTCTAAAGATAAATATTGACGGTGTTCATGATTACTTTAAGTCTAAATGGGGTGGGGATAGAACAAGAGAAGGCTGGGGAGAATATAAGTATCCATTTAATGATCCTACTAAATCTTTAGACTACTGGCCAGTCAATGATATAGCTACTCTAAAGAAAAATTATGGTTTAAGCTAATGCATACAATAGGAGTCTTACCAGCATCTGGAAAAGCATCTCGAATTGGTGGTATACCAAAATTTTGTTTGCCTATTTCGGATGAAAGATCTTTGCTTCAGTGGCATGTAGAACAAATGCTAGAAGTATGCGATGAAGTTCGTGTATCAACTAGGCCTGAGTGGGTTCCTATTGTACAAAATATGGACATGAACATTAAGCTAATTGTTCGTGAACCTACCACAATGTCTGATGCAATTAAATTTATGGTTGGTGACTATAACGATACTATACTTGTTGGTATGCCAGATACCTACATAATAAATACACCAGTAAACATTTATAAAGAAATGATGAAAGAGACAGATGCCGACTTAGTCTTGGGCGTTTGGGAATGCACAGATGAGTTAAAGGGTCGTGTTGGGCAGGTATTATTGTCTGGCAATAAAGTAATCCAGTCTGAAGATAAGGTAGAAAATTGTGATTACCTAGACATGTGGGGAACCATGATGTTTAGTAAAAACATGATTAAACACTTAGACACAACGCTAGACCACCCTGGAAAACAACTAAAAGAATGGTTATCCAACAGTGCCGACATCAGAGCGGTAAGGCCTGGTGGCAAGTATATGGACATTGGAACACTAAAAGGATTGAAGCAGCTATACAAAGAAATGGATCTATGAGAATAGGACTTATTGCTAGATCAGATAATTCTGGCTTGGGGAATCAGACTAGAGAATTAGCATACATGCTAAATCCTAGCAAAATATTGCTAATAGACTCTAGCTCTTTTAATCAAAATACACAAAATCCAGACTGGTATAGCAACTACAATGTCCAGACTAATCTAGGTTTTATTGGTGACTCAGTGGCCCTAGAGTTCTTAAAAAATCTAGACGTAGTCATTAGTTGTGAAATTTTCTATAATAAAAATTTTCCAAAGTTAGCTAAGCAAAGTGGTGTTAAGACTATATTACAATATAACTATGAGTTTTTAGATAATTTGCAAAGCCCTAGGCTGGCACTACCAGACATCTTGTTATCTCCAAGTAAGTGGAATCTGGATGACGTTGTAAGAAAATTTGGTCAATCTTGTAGTGTAATTCACCTACCACCACCAACCGACCATAGAACATTCGAAGATGTCAGGAAAATAAATTCAAGATCAACAAGGAAGCTTTTGCATATTGCTGGAAAAGTTGCTGTGATGGATAGAAACGGTACAGATACAGTAATTGAAATGATGAAATATTCAAAAGAAGACTTTACCCTAGAGATTAGATGCCAAGATAAGCTTGAATACAACATAAATGACGATAGAATTAAGATTATTTCTGATAACGTTAAAGACCAGAAGGACTTATATTCTGGATACGACGCAATGATCTTGCCAAGAAGATATGCTGGACTATGCCTGCCAATGAATGAGGCGCTCCTGAGCGGCCTGCCAGTCTTTATGACTGATATATCACCAAACAACCAAGTTCTGCCCTCAGATTGGCTTGTAGCGTCTCACAAGGTAGGTGAGCTAATGACAAGGACTATGCTAGATGTCTATTCTGCCGATCCAGTTTTGCTTGCAGCCAAGATAGATCATTATATGTCTAATGATCAAACAGAAGCAAAAAAGGCAGCTTTTGATGTTGGATATTCAAAGTTTTCTAGCGAATCTTTAAAGCAAAAATACTTAGATATTCTTTTAAATCTTCCAGCCAGTACCAACTAGTTTTCTTAAAAGAACAGCTTTATTGGTTCTGTCTCTTTTTACTAATTTACTCAGGGCAACGCTATCATTGCCACCAATAGACAGATTGTTTATGTGAATATACTCTAGCTTCCATCCAAGAACATGGTCTGCATAGTAAGACATCCAGAGGTCTTCTATTTTATGTACTTCTGAATCAACAGCAAATAGTCCATTTTCTAAAAATATTTTGGCATCTATTATAGATACTGCTGTACCGCAATAATGAACTTTCGAGTTGGCATTATCTATTCTGACACGATTTCTGTAATAGTTTTTACCATTCTCTAAAAATTTCCAAGCGTAAGCTGATTTGTAGGAGTTTGGTTCAAAATGGTTTAGCAATTGATCCACATAGTTTTCTGGGATTATTACGTCATCATCTAAAAACAAGATTACCTCAAAGCCTTTTTCTGCTAGATCTTTCCCTATGAAGAGCCGTCTAAAGGAATATAGCTCATTGCTATCATGTGTAAGATTAATACTTAGGTTTTGTTTAAATGGAGTTACCAACTCCTCTACCCTGGAAATCTCCTCAAGGTTTGAATTAGAGATATATAAAGAAAAATTATTGTTAGTTTGCTTAGACAGCATTTCTAAAGACTCTGGCAACCTTTCTAGTCTTTGCCAAGTCAGCATTACTATTGCAACCTTTAAATTAGACATACTTAACCAATTCTATCATACAAAAAACAGGCCACCAAAAAGATGACCTGTTCCTTGTTTTGTTTAATTACTTCTTCTTTGTTGCTGTCTTCTTCTTAGCAGCCTCTGAGAGCTTCTTTGAGACCTCTTTGGTAGCTACTTCAGCAATTAGTCCAAAAGCTGGATCTTGCTTGTTTACATAGCGTAGAATTGTTGGTACAGCTGCTGCCCACAAACCATTGGCTACAGTTAGCCATTCTCCAGTGCCAAAGTCTAGAGGCGAAGCCAATCCAGAGTTTGCCATTGTTGTGGTAATCAGTGCTAGGGCTACACCTAGCAGGTTACGTAGATACGAGTCTGCGATTGCCTTGATTTCTTTTGTATTCATTTTTCTCCTTGTTTTTACTTTTCCCATACTTTTGTATAGAAACCTTAATTCTTTTTATTTTCTTCTGGTGGCAGAGCTTCATGAAGTAGCTCTGCATACGCTTTTTCAATTTTCCTAAATGATTTTAGGTAAAGATTATCTCCAGCGGCTGCTCCATAGGAAAGCATATATTTTATTTCTGGGTCCATCTTAGTCTTAAATTTAGCAACAGACTCCTGTACCTTTTCTATATATTGAAAGGCAAGATCCCTTGACTCAGAAATAAACTTTAAGAACCCATCAGTTTTTTCCACTGAAACATTTTGTTTTTCTTTAAGTTCTTCTGCAAACATTGTTAATGCTATGTTGTGATCTATGGTTGACTGAAGAAGTTCAACAGCCAGCCTTCTATTCTTTATTTTTAGATTTATTGCAATAATAATTAAAGCAACGATTACTACCACTAAAAATAGAAAAGCAATAAAATCTAGAATCATTCTTCTCCACCCTCTCTAACAAGTAAAACGATTGCACCGTTGTCTTCTAGTGCCTTTTTAACTCTGATCATATACTCTACAGCTTGCTTCTTTCCTTCTCCAGTTAAAAGCATAAACATTTTTTCTTGTGCTTTAACGCTAATGAAGTGTTCATTATCAATTACTTGTAGGTAAAATCCTTTTGGTGCATAGTGAGCCAAAGAATGAAATGCCCTTTTCATCGCATCAGTGTACATGTGAATCCTCTTTCCAGTGTAGATAAGATCTGATGTATACCGCTGCATAAGCGACGGCAGAAACAATAAAGCCATACTGTTCGGTAACCAATGCATAGGCAATCCAAATAGCCTCATTAAATAATAGGACAAGCCAGCCCCAAATAGTTTTTCTGCCAACAAAATAAATTCCAGATACACCAATAGCAGCAAGTATCCATGACCACAGCTCCATTAGTTATCCTCCATCGTTAAGCTCTTCCAAGTTTCGGCCCATTGTTCTTTGCTTCTATGCTTGGCAAATTCTCTAGATATTTTTCCATTTTCAAGAAATATTCCTCCCCAGACTCCCCATTCTTTTTGAGAAACTCCGACAGCAAAGCACTGCCTTGATACTGGACAACCAGCACAAAGTTTGTCAATCGCAGGACGAAGGGCAATATCTTCTTCATATTTATCAAAGAATAGATTTGTGTCGTAGCCCTTGCACGAGCCTTCATCTTTCCACTCATGCCTTCCCATTGGGAACTATACTTTCTGGAATAACCCAGCCATCAATACCAGGAGCGAACCTTTCCTGGATAAACCAGTCTCCGCTAATGCAGACGCCACTAGAAGATGTTCTAGCCTTATCAGACTTATATGTTTTTAAAACAGTCCAACCGTCCCAAGAAAAATTTTTGTTTGATGAAACAAACTTTTCCATTTCTTCAATTGTTTTGATGACCATGATCTTTTCTCTCTTTTGTTTAATAGCGGTAAATTCCAACTTTAGCATCTTTGCTTTCTGCATATGACACTATTGTTGATACGGGCTCTTTAGGCTTACTAAAGAACGCAAAATAATTAACGCTATGTATGTTTTCTTTTATCCAACTTGGCGGTACCTTTATCATCTTTATCTTAATTCCACGTGCCCTGAGACCTCTTTCAGAAATATTAGAAAATTCTGAACACATAGAATTTATTTGTGAAGGCCCTGCAGAATAAATGTAAAACTCTTTATCTTCATCTGGTAGATTTGAAAGGGCTACACCCATGGCTCGCAAAAATACAGGGTATAGGTCAAAAGCCTTTGTTCCCTGTATAGCCACGATCATTGTCGGTTCCTTCGTTTAGAGTATCTACGATGTAGATTAACTTCTCTAATTGTACCCTATTCATACCCATTGTGTCAACTCTCCTAGCTGTGCCCTCTTGTACGATGCCGTCTTCTTGTTCCGCAATAAAAAGGGCATTCTCTTTAATCCAATAAGCTTCTTTTTCTATAAAAAGAACCCTAAGATTAATGCTTTTTTCATGGCGGGAGGATTGGCTAGGTCTTTTTATAGGATAAAACATTGATTCTGGAATGTTATATTTTATCATTTCGTGTATATGGCTTTGGCTATAACGTACCTTGTTGCCAAAGTCTTTAGATATTACTTTGGGAGCCACAAACCTAAAAAATAGAAGCATTCCAATTGCCACTAAAAATCCCAAAAGATAGTCCATGGCTACTCATCTACTTTCAATCTATTTTCAATAAGTTTTTCACGCTCGTCAACAACTTCTATTGCAAATTTCATCATCCCGTCATACCCCACAGCATTTGCCATAATTCCTTCATAGTGATGTGCACAAAACATTAAGTCTCCGTTTAAACCATTAGCCCAGATATAGGCTTGTGCTCCACAAGAGTCGCAACGGTCTGATGCATTAAGTTGATATTCTTTTTTTGCCTCTTTGGTTTCACCTATCACTCTGTACCTCCACATTTTTTTTGTCTCTACGACTCCAAATGCCAACAAACTCTCTTTCGTCTGGGGTAAATCCTCCAGTAACGGCATGATACATGACAAACATATCTGGAATAACTAGATCTCCCTGCTTCCACTTATGAACAATTCTTATGTCTAGATTATCATAAAGCTGATTACGTATCCAAGTCATGGCCTCGTCATAGATGATGAGGTCATTTACAGAAGGGACCTCTCCATCTACAGAATAAAGGATTTGATTGTTTTCTGAATAAACAAAACTTGTTCTGATTACTGGCTCGCTAGTTAGCCAGTGGCTGTGAATCACTTTATGTGTTTGTTTTTCTCCTCGACTGGCTACGTCATCGTATATTACACACTTACCAATAAAGTCTTTAAATCTGTCTGGCATTTCTTTATATAGTAATTTACTATTTACAAAATATGTTTTGCCATTTTCTTCGTTTGTTTTAAATTTATGCATGTTCCATGCTCCAAGAACAATTGGGTTACTGTAGGTTGGATTCTCTATATGCCAAGGCAACATTATGTCATCTGGACCGAATTTTTTATAACTATTTTTACTGGTTTTAGAATGATTTTCTAGATATCCATCAAAATCTCCCTCGTCATATATACCAAAATGGTTATTTATATTATTGCTAACTATTCCGTGATCTTCGTGGGAAAGATTTGCATCCCTAAAAACCAAAACACCATCCCGAATAAGAATATCCTTATATAAAGAGATGTTGTCAGAGATGTCCTGGATGCTTATAAAATTAATAATTTCTGGGGTCTTCATTTTACTTAGCCCGACTATCCGTTCTATAGAATCCACTGCCATTAAATGTAACGGCACCTAACGAGTATACACGAGTGAGGCTCAGGCTGCAAGCCTTACATTCATATCCAGGATCTTTATCATTGATTCCCCGATCAAACGTATAGCGTTGCTTGCAATCTGAACACTCATACTCGTATATAGGCATATTTATCTATTACATTTTAGCACAAAGTTATAAAGTTTACAACCTTGACCAAGTAATTGGACCAACAATTCCGTCAACTTTGATTCCCTGTGCTGCCTGGAATGCCCTAACCGATCTATCAGTAATGGGGCCAAACTGACCGTCGGACTTAATTCCAAGAATTGTCTGAAGGTATCTGACGTTTGCACCAGTCGACCCTCTTCTTAAAGAATTAGTTAGTCTTGGTTTTGTTGGAATTGCTGCTGGAGCTGGAGTAGAAGCAGGTGCAACACCAGAAGCTTTTTTGTTGCACTGATCCACTATGTAGTCAAGCTGAGACATTATGAAAGGTCCAGGGCAAGCAGTAGCCTTGTATTGTGAGTGCCAAGCTATAAAGAACTCTGATTGTTTAACTGATGGTTCGTTCTTAGCAAAGCCTTTTCCAGCCCTAGGCGACTGACTGGCGTGATAAACAATTACGTCAACAAGTGCTTCTAATGCAGCAGTTGAAACTGGCCAATCCCCTCCAGCAGATGAGTTATCAATCTCAAATGTTACAGCATTAGGGTCAGGGCTTCCGCCTGTTGAGTATGGTCTGCGATCTGGATTAACAATTCCAGTCACAGCCCCGCTGTTTGCAATGTGATAAGTTGGATGAGAGTTGCGAGTATTAGCATTCGCAACATATCCCAATCCGTTAGTTCCTGCAACGTGGTGAATCACTACACCGTTTATTGGCTGTCCGTTACGACTGCCTCCAAATCCGTTGTCTTTAATGCCTGATACTTTTGGATACCATGTCATTTTTTCTCCTTATTTTATTAGAGTTTGCTTTATTTTACTAAAGCCAACAGGTACCGTTCTCGGTTATTTTAATTTGGACCAAGTTAGAGGACCGACGATACCGTCAGCCAGCAACTTGTGCTTCTTTTGGAAAGCAACAACAGCAGCGTGAGTTTTTGGACCAAATGGGCCAGTGGGGCTTACGCCTAGTTTGTTTTGTAAGTGAAGAACGTCTGGCCCCTCTGGAGCTCCTTGCTTTAGCTCTTTGCCAGGATAAGGTCTTGATCCACTAGCAGGTGCAGCTGGTGCCTTTGCTGGTGCAGCAGGTGCAGCACTTGTAGGTGCTCCACGGAAAGCCTCGTAGTCAATGTTTCCAGCACCCATTGTTGGTTTACCGCCAACACGGAAAGAGAAGTGAAGGTGTGCTCCGTAGCCAGTCATTGAGCCCAGTCCTGAGCCACCAGAGAGACCAAGTACTTGACCTTGCTTTACTGCCTGTCCTGGCGTAACATCAATACGTGAAAGATGTAAGTAGTCTGCTGTGTGACCTGAAGGGAAGCTTAGGAATATCATCATGCCACCAGAGCCAGTGAATGTTGTAACAATACCAGTCACAGTTCCATCGGCAACTGCTTTTACTGGTGTACCAGTACCAACCGCATAGTCTATTCCTGGGTTGAGGGCTGGCTTTGCTCTGTTCTTGTGACCTTCAAAGCCGTCTGAAATTGAACCGCCATCTACTGGCCTTATCCAAGTTGTCATATTAAATCTCCTTAGTTTTCCATAATTATTTGGAATGTGTATTGTTACCGCTTTTCAGCGTACATCTTATTATAACATTAATAGATAAAAAATGCTTTATATGTTTGTTTATGAATATAAAAATGCCCCCACACAAATATTAAATTTATGTGAGGAACACTTTCCTATAAATTATTTTGTTGGGTTTTTCTTAGCTGTGCCACCAAAACCTGGAACTGGGTTTACTAGCTTTCCAGTTGGTTTCTTTTTTGCTTTTAGACTAGATGCATCAAAGCTTGGTGGGGTCTCATCAACAATACCGTCCTCTGGAGTTGCAGCTGGAGCAGAGTCTCTTAGTTTTTCATAAGCCATTACAGCTTCAACAAACTCGATTGGACTAACAAAGCCCTTGCCGTTTAGATCCCAGCGGTGGACCTTGCCTTCAACAATCTCGAAGTGGAGGTGACGACCAGCAGATGCGCCAGTGTTTCCCATGATTCCAAGAATAGTTCCAGCCTCAACCTTTTGACCAGTCTTGACCTTTAATGAACCCTCTTCCATGTGTCCATAGCGAGCAACGTACCAAACACCATTAACCTTGCAGCGTAGGTCTACATAGTATCCTACGCCCCCTAGAGAGCCGTCAGCGTTCTTTAGCTTTGATGGGCCAGCATAAACGACTGTGCCGTCGTGCCAAGCTTCGCAATAGATCTTTGGATTGCTGCCCCAAAGGTCCGTGCCATTATGATGCTTCTTGATTTTTTCAATAGGATGCACCCTCCATCCAAAAGGACTTGTAATCTTCCAAGCCTTTCCTTTTTTCCCATCAATCGGGTATTGTGTTTTTGCCATAAATCTCCTTAATTATATGTCCTAACAAATTAGAACATAGGTTTATTATATCATTAAGATTTAAAGTTTTGGCAGGGCTTGTCATCATTTGTATTGGGGCGGTCTAGCCCTCAAATGTAAATCTTTCATCACTCATGTCTTTTTTGGTAATAAAAGACGAAGCAGTAATCCTTACTCCCTCATCTACCGCCCTTACTCCGTGGCTATACTCTTTTGTGCCTGGATGAATAAGCATGTCCCTAGCTACTGGCTTATAGGATACCCCCAAGCCAGGGTAGTGGAGCTCTCCCCCATTAAAATTATCATTTATATAGTATATGCAACCATACATTACTGGAAATGCATGTTCTACATGAAAATTATCATAATGAGGAGCCATTTCTTTTCCAGCTTCCCAATATACATAATTTTTTAAAGTAGTAAAGCTGGGCTCTACAACAAAAAACAGGTTTTCTTTTGCAAATTCTGTGTATCTTTTTTCTAACCTGTTAATCGTTTCAAAACTTTTGTCTACAAGATCTAGTCTTTTTAAAGAATCATCTTTTTCTTTTTGTGCAAGATACATAGAATAAAGATATTCATAGATAATAGAATTTTCCTCTTCACTTGCAAACTCTTTTATTACAATGATTTCTGTGTTTGGAAAAGGTCTGGTAAGGATCATACTTTTATTATACACTACAGACAGCAGTAAAATATTGGAGCCTCCAACAGGACTTGAACCCGTCACCTACGCATTACAAGTGCGTCGCTCTACCAGATGAGCTATAGAGGCATTGCGACTCTGACCAGACTTGAACTGGCGACCTCCTCCGTGACAGGGAGGCGCTCTAACCAACTGAGCTACAGAGCCTAAAGAGAGTACCCAGTGAATGGTTCTTATGAGTCATGCTAGGATACTCTCAGAGCGACTAGCGAGAATCGAACTCGCACATTAACCTTGGCAAGGTTACGCACTACCACTATGCAATAGTCACTGATGTCCATTTTTATCCCTATACCCGTGGGAGTGGTATGGACCACACCAATAGCTCCTTCTCCTGGGATCGAACCAGGGACCTTAGAGTTAACAGCTCTCTGCTCTGCCGCTGAGCTAAGAAGGAATTCAGTATTTAGTTTTTAACTACTAGTCTACGCTTAATTGCATCAAAAATTTTTGGATGCTTTTTTGCAGCTTTTCCATTTGGACGATCGTCATTCCTATTGCCCTTTGTTTTTGCCATTTCAATCTTTCCTTACTTCTAAATTAAATCCAGCATTGGTTGCTCTCCAGATAGATGGAGAGTGGTTATCCTCTACAGCAACTTTTGTTTCTTTATCTTCGTAGAGTCTTATGATGTGAATGCAAGGATCGCTTCCGTCATCAAACTCCTGCTCTTCTTCAAGAGTCAGTGGCAGCCCATCGTGTGGATAGCAAATTGCTGGGCCACAAAAGTTAAGGTCTAGCCCTTCTTGTAGCCATTCATCAAATGTTTTTTTATTCATACCCAATATTATACTCCTACGTAGAAAGAATGTCAACTGTGCCAGAGCAAGTTGGTGAAAATTTAATTGCAGTCTTTACTGCACCCTCTACCATTTTTTCTGGTGGTATTTTGGTAGAAGACACTGCTGACATATACCCCATTGCAAATGGTGAGCCAGATCCAATAGATAAGAAGTGTGAAGAAAATTCATTCATGGACATATCTGAAGAGCTGTGCTCATATAGCTTATCTCCAATTGAGACTAGCATTTCTAGTTCCGCATCTTTAGAGGTTTCAATCCACCATTCGTCATAAAACTCTTTAAGGTACTTAAGAAAAGTTGTGTGCATAAAAATATCTAGGTCTTCTTCTGGATGTGGTCTGGGTGGATCAAAGCTATACTGAAGCTTTTGCCCTTCCATGGTTCCAGCATATCCAATTAGATATGGACCAACAATTTTAATCTTAGGTTTAGATATATGCATGATGCTGTCTTCAGTGGATGCACCACGATCACCAGCCATGTACACCTTACCGTTAGCCTTCAAAGCGGCTATACAGGTCATAGGAAAGTCCCCTCTAAGTTTTGTATAGGTTTATTATACACTACCCAGAGGGGACTGTCAAGGGCTATTTACTTGGACTTTTTGTCAACTGTGGCAAATGCATCGTTGATTTCGGCCATAGTTAGCTTACCATCATCTAGGTAGGAACGTGCTAGTTTCTCAACTACCGCAGCTACCCCCAGAATTCCAGCCATTAGCACAGCAGAAATTAGGTCAATGCCTACAACTGCTCCTGCACCTAGGACCGTAAGTCCAGATGCTGCAAATACTGCTACAATCCTAAAGATGATATTCTTAACTGTGGCCCAGCCACCAGTTACTCCATATTCTTGTTCCATTTTTGGGTTTCCTCTCTACTATTTATCTTCTTTTTCATAACGAAAAATCGGAAATGTTACTATCCATACTAATAGGGTAATTAGTATTAGATTTCCTGTAAGTTCCTTTGCAGAACCTTCCAAGACAAGCCAAGCCACGACCATACCAAGCAATGTCCATGCCTGTTCTATGACGTCCTTAACTAATGCTATTAAAAATTTCATTTATTTTGCTCCTTCTTCCTTCTTTGCTTTAGCAGCTCAAAGTCTTTTACTTTTGTTTCTCCCATGTAGTCCCACGCATACCCCTCTGCAACTAATGCAGAATTAACTGATTCGCTTGACCCGTCTAAAAATATCCAACCTAAAATGCGGCCATACTTTTCAGTAGAGTCTGGCTTTTCAGTGCGAATAACAGTCTGAGTTGCGGATTTTAAAAGATCGCTCAAGTGCTTTTTGACCTCTAGCCCTAGAGCTTTTTCTGTTTTGTCAGTTGTGCGTGATTCTGGGGTGTCAATACCTGCTAGACGAACTCGCTGGGTATAAGAGATGTTGAAGCCTAAGTCCAGATCAACGTCAATAGTGTCGCCATCAACGACTCTTAGCACTTGCTTTACTCGATATTCGTACATGTTATGCTCCGCTCCTTATGTTTACTGTTGTTGCTATACCGCTTATAGAAATTGCTGATAGTGCTGCTTGCACTGCAACAATTGCTGTAACTACTACTTTTTCTGAGTCTTCTCTAACTTCTGGACTCATGTCTGCCCCAGCATTTCCAAGGAAGTTAACAAGCTCTGCTGCTTCACCAAGCACATCTCCAAGAAGCGGAATTGCTGCTAGAGCCTCATCCAAGACAATGTCGTCTGCCTGAGCTGCTACAAAAAGGGCTTCTAGAGCCTGCACATACTCCTCTGAGCCCTGTTCAGCTGTTTCAAAGGTCTCAAGTGCTGCCTCTATAAGAGCCTCTACCTGAGCCTCTGAGAGATCTGTAGCTATGATCTGCTCTAGATCTACTTGCATCAATTCTTCAGTAGAAAGCTCCTCTGGTAATTCTTCCGCAGATGTGATAGACTCTTCTTCAGGTTCTATAATAGGAGGTTCAATTGGTTCGGGTTCAATGGGAGATGGTTCTTCAACGGGTTCTTCAGGTTCTACGGCTGGCTCTTCTGGTTGCACTGGTTCCTCTGGCTGTGGTGTGGTCGGTTCTTCTGGCTCTGGCTCCAGCGACGGTTCTGGTTCTGGGGTTACTGGTGTGGAGGGCTGTGGCTCTGGTACAACGGGCACGACTGGGGATGGCTCAGGAGTAGGAGTTGGTTCTGGCTCTACTGGAGTTGGGCTAGGCTCAGGAGTTGGTTCTGGACTAGGTTCTGGACTAGGTTCTGGACTAGGTTCTGGACTAGGTTCTGGGGTAGGCTCTGGCGTTGGGGTAGGTTCTGGGGCAGGGGGGACAATAGGAGCTGGCTCAGGTGGGGTAGTAATTGTCTGAATTTCTAGAGGCTGTACTGGGCCACCTTGTGTATAACGAACTCCATACCTAGCATTAGCTGGTGCATTAGAGCTTACCTGATAAGTTGGAGTCCAAGTATAGTTTACTGGATTTACTTCTGCAATCATTCTTATGTAGATTGGTTCTCCAGAAGACTGACCCCATACCATTACTTTCCAGTCAACGCAAATAGAAGTAGATGTTGAGCCGTACCTTACATACAGGTCGTTCTGTCCTGCCCAAGGGTGGGTTCCAGTAGCAAAAGCGTGGTAGTCCCAAGAACCAATTGATATTGATGGGGTTGCTGGATAGTCCCAGTAGGTGTAGTCACCCTGACCAAAAGTAACTGTTCCTTTTGGACTTACATAAACGTTACCATTATATACAGTGCCACCAAATTCTAGTGGGGTATTTAGGTTCATCAAGAATGCCTGATCTCCACCGTTAACCTGATGGGTATCACATACTGCAGTCGTAGATGCTTTAGCCGCAACTGGCCAAAGTAGTGATACAAAAACTATGGATACGGCTATGACAAAGTATAGGGGTTTTTTAATTGTTTCTCCTTGTTAGTGGGGTTAATTCTAACAAGACTATTATAACATTTTATTTTTTAGTCAAATAAGCTAAGTAGTTTTTCGTTTGTTGCGACACCTGTGTGTCTAGCAACTTCTATTCCATCTTTTAATGCAATAAAAGTTGGAACACCTCTAACTCCATACTCAACAGCTTCATCAAAAACATCGCTCACATCAATCTTATTATAATTAATATCTAGATTTGAAGACACAAGCATTGCAATCGGGACTTCCATCTGTTTGCATGGCTGACACCATGTTGCAGTAAAGTGTAATAGTTGTTTCATTACTTTGCCCTCTTGTCTGGAATCTTGATCTCGCAGTAGTCTGTTGTACAGTACGATTCTCCAAGTGCTTCTAAATTGTCTACCCCGTCATAAATGGCAGAGAAGTCAATCTTGGCAATGCGACCAATAAAGTAGTCATACTCTTCTTCTGTAATCTCTGTGTATGGTTGCTGTGGATACACCTTGTTGCCCATTGGCAAGAATGATACAGCCTTTAGCTTGCCCTCATACATATTAAGAACAGATGATACGTGCTGCCTTTCTGTTTCTTTGTCAAAGGATAGGGTTACTGATACCCCGTTGTCCGACCAATACTCTTGGGCAGTTGCAGCAAGAGACATCTTTTCAAACAAAGAGACCTGCTTCTCGCTACGTTTCTGCCCAGACTTAATTGGGAAGTATACAACTGTAGTATTTGCTGATACCAGATCATCCTCACACCTGTATCCAGCTGCCCTAAATAGGTGTAGCATTGGGTCTGTGTTTCCAAAACGAATGGCACGTAGGTAGAAGGCCCCACCTGGTCCCCAGTGAACTCCAGGGGTTGCACCTGACAGCAAGGATACTGATCCAGATGGCTTTACGGTAGTCACACGAATTGATTCACGAACACATAACCATTCAGAATACTTCTTGTCATAGAAACGGATCTTGTTATACCCCTCATCCATCCAGTTGCGAACAGTTGGAAGACCATTCTCATCCGCAAATGATGCAATGCCAGTTAGGGATGTTCCAATTCTACGGTTTCTTTGCATGATACCGTTGGTCTGTTGCCAGTGAGTTGGCAACAAAGTAACGGTCTTACCATATAGGTAAGCAAACTTCAGGGTCCGTAGGAAGTCCTCCTTGGACTCGTGACGGTTTAGATGTACTTCAACTAGGGTGCAGAGCTCATAGGACTCTAGTGGCTGTTCTGCACACGGATTAAAGCCTACTACACGGTAGTCTGCACCGTCTGGCTGGTCAGCCAAACGTCCGTAGTTACGAGCAACATCCAACCAAATAAATCCTGGCTCTCCGTTATCTACAATACGATCTACATACTTTGAGTAATCCATGCCAACAGTAGCAGAGATAGAGTTGTTGCTCATCCATGCCCAGCCTGGATTGTTTGAGTCATAGCTGTTACGCTCTGGGAAGGCTTCTGCATTTTTTAAGTTTAAGAAGTCGTCGTCTCCCTCTACTCCCAAAGCTAATGTGGCAGAACGACGAACGTTTCCAGAAACAACACAAGTTCCAATAAGATTAATGATGTCTACAATTGCACGAGAGTCTAGGGTTTCTCCAGCACGTCCTCCAATTACTTTGCTAATTTGTTCGTGAAGCTGCTTTAGTGGTGCTGGTCCAGAAGCAGTTCCTCCAAAGCCCTTGATTGGTGCACCCAGCGGTCTAATAAGAGAGTAGTCCAGCTCCTGAATGTTTTGGTTTGGTCTTAAGAATGAGTTAAGAAGTAGTCTTGTTGCCTCTACCCAGCCTTCACGAGTGTCTGGAATTTCGTAGACCACCTTTGGCTCAGTTGGTGCGTGAATTGGAAACGCCTTATCTTGTCCAAGGGTATCAAAGCCGACACCAATGCCGAGCATTAGAGCATCCATTACCCAAGCAAACAAAGCTCCTGGGTCGTTCTTATCCAAATCTTTTGTAGACACAACAGCACAGTTCTGTAGTGCTGCAGAGTTTCTCTTCTCCATTGTTAGTGGGGTTCCAAAAGTCCACATGCCACGTCCTGGAGGGGTCCACTTTAGATTGAACATGCGGTCAAAAGCTTCTTGTGCAGACTTCTGTGCCTTGTAATCATTCCATGGAAGGCGGTTGTCTTTTGCATGATTTTTCTGGACAGAATACATACCCTCGATAACTCTCCTACAAACTTCATACCAGCGTTCTTTGGTTCCATCTTCTTTGATGCGAGAGTAAGTTCTAGCAAAAGTAATTTCTCCAATGGAGTTTTCTCCTGCGTCTTTGAAACCAAATGGTGCCTCTACAGTAGTGTATTTTTCAACAAAATCTACTGGAAGTCTGAAGGAGAAAAAATCGGACATAAAATGTTACCTTTCGAGAGTTGGGATTAGAGATCAATTATAGCACAGTGTTTTTAAAAATACAAAACACTCCTTAAAGCTTTACATGAGAGTTTTTAAAAATAGAAAAGGGGGGATTTTAGCCCCCCTTTCCAACGTTATTCAAATTACTTTAGAGCAACTCTCTTGCTCTTCTTTACTAGCTTGTTGTACTTTTTTGCCAGTGCGTTGTGATCAGCTTTTAGAGCTGCAACGGATGCCTGAAGTACAGCAACCTGACCAGCAAGGTCTGCAACAGAGATGTTTGAAACAACCTCAGTAGCTGGCTTTGCAAGACCTGTTACAGCAGATGCAGTAATTGTGTTAGCAATTACCGTTGTGCCTGCAGTTGCAGGAGCGGTTAGAGTTGCCTCGTAACGCTTGTCAGTTGCATCGTATGAGAATGAACCAACTGTACCACGAATTACTGCGGAAGAAATGCTAGCGTTAGTTACAGCATTACCAAACACGTCAGTTACAGTTGCAGTTAGTTCTACTGCAGCACCTAGGTTAGCAACAGATGGAGCAGCAACAACTAGGTTGTACGCAGCACCTGCAGTGCCCTTAACGTAGTACGTTGTTGTGTTACTGTTTGCAGTAACTACAACAGTTCCAGTTTCGGTAGTAGTTGTGTAAACATAAACATCAGCAGTTGTTCCTGTGCCAGTTGCGATTGTTGCTGTAGACACTCCAGAGTCGACCTTTACGGTGGTAGAACCAGAAGTAACAGCTGTGACAATCTTTGCATTGGTAGCAGTCACAACAACATTGCTGCCAGCAGTTACGCCAGACAGGGAAATGCGAAGTGCGTCAGCAGAGCTTACGTCATTGTCGGATGGGACGGGGAGTGCAATTGCACTTGCAGATGAGGTTCCTGCAGAGGCTGGAGACGATCCAGCAACCGTTAGTGTAGCAGATGATGCAATGGCAGGACCAGCAATTAGCATAGTTCCTACTAGGGCTACTGCAGAAGCAATAGCAATTAGTGGCTTCTTGAACGAAGTCATATTTTTGGATCTCCTTATTTTAGATTATTTCGAAACTATCCAGATAGTCTTTGATGTCTTTCGGGATAGGCTTATATTGTATCACATTGTCCTTACCAGTGTCAAGCTGAGTCTTGGGCCTATCTCTGAAGGTGTGGATATCTACTTCAAGATTTTGATCCCTTGGCGTATGCGATATTGCACCAAAGATTGCGCCACAAACAGCGTCAGCTAAGTCCTTGGAGCTTTTCCTTGGGTGGTCTACCCTATTGTTTTTCATAATCTTTAATTCTGTTAGCTCCTCAAAAAGTAGCTCAATTGCTGGCATGGCTAGTCTTTCTTCGTACATAAGCATTGCCATATCTTCGTAATGTTTCTTTGCTACAGATACCGTTTCAGTTTTAATACCAACGGACTTTAGCTCGTTCTGTATATCAAAAGATTGCCAACGGTCAAAGCTAACCATTCCTAGATCGAATCCCTGTCTACGTAAGTTTTGAATCCATTGCTTTACTTCAGAAAGGTTTACGGGGCCTTCAACTCTTGGTTCCCAGTAGACAACAGCATCTACAATAACCATTGGAACAACCTGCTCATAATCTTTCATGACTTGAACAGATACCCATTTTTCTACGTGAGCAATTGCTACCGCACACTTGTCATGCTTTTGTGCAAGGTCGGCATGAACAAAATATTTTTTCTCTGGATCTGGTTTGAATGCTTCGTCAAATCTTTTTGAGGAATCAATTGGATTTCTAATTGTCATGCAGGCTCTAACCTTCTCACGCTGTTTAAAAAATGCGTCAGATGCGAAGGTGGGAACACATGCAAATCTCTGCATTGCATCGCCAATGTCTGTGTAGAAGGCTAATTTAAAGTCGTCAATAGTTCTGGTTGGATTGACAACCCAAGTTGGTCTCTTTAGTGCAAACACCCCTGGATATTTGTATGAGATAATAATGTCCTCATCCCAATCAATTTTTAGAGAGTTGCCCTCAGCATTTTCTGGCAAGTCTGGGTTCATTATAAAGGTATGAGTTTTGGCAATGCTTTCTTTTTCTGCAATCACTGAGTCGTATCTTTGAGAAATAAAGTCCCCTGGAAAACGTGGGAATGATAGCAACGCTACTTTTCCAAGATCTGGGAATCGAGAATCTACAGATGCACGGAACGCTTTATAAATGTTATCGGCGGTTTTGCCTTGATCATTACCGCCACCAATTTCTTGTGCAAATCCAGATATCTCATCTAGGACTGCCAAGATAAGGTTAAGACCCTCATGAGATTCACGCTCTGAATGTCCAGAGTAAACCGTGATAGCTTTATCAAATTCAATTGACTCAGCCTTTGCGTAAAACTTTCCAGCAAACCAAGGAGATCTCTCTATTTTATTTTTGAAACCCTTAAAGAAAACATTCTTAGCTTGCTGAGCGTTAATCGCCACGTTAATGATATCAATCGCATCGCCAGCTGGCTTTCCAAAGTATCTCGCTGGGTCCTTAAGACAAAGGAGCTTGTATACGATGTAAGAACACGCAACAGTAGACGTAAAATCCTTGCCAGATCCTTTACCAAGCTGAAGAATAACCTCATTTTTTGTATACTTTTTGTAATATTTTGTACCCTCTTCCTGTCCCATTAAATTAATTAAATCTTCTAGTTTATAAATTTGACTCATAGCTTCGACAATATCGTATTGAACATCTGACAGTGGTGGTTGAGCAAGATAGTCTTCGCCTTCTACAAATGTTTTTGCATCAACTGGCGTCTCGTCAAAGTTGCTGTCTTTTAAAACTTCTAAGAAGTCATCAAACATCGCTGACAATTGTAATTACCTCTTTGTTTTTTGAAACAGCAGATAGCCTGCGCATAATCTCGTCTCGTATTTGTGGGTATTCCGAAGCAATGTCTTTAAGAATGTTCACAAGAACATCTTGCTTTCTTTCAATCTCAAGCATTTCTTCTGCCAACTCTTTGTTTTCAAGTAACCCAGCTTTTTGAAGCATGTCAATTCTTCTTGCCTCAATGTCAAGAACTAGTTTAATAGCAGCAGTTTTTGCACTTAGGTTTGCAGTTGTAGTTGCATCATCAATAACTTCATAAGCTTTATTAATTAGTTTGTTGTAGTGTGTGTCTGCGCCAACCAAAGCCTCTTTGGCTCTTGCACGAATAGCTGCGTTATCAGAAGCCATCTGCTTCCACTCGTTTATATAGCTAACAACCTTTTGTCTTGGTATGTCAAGCTCTTTGGATATTTGCGTTGCTTCGCTACCCTTTAGGTATTCTTCTACGACCTTATTAACCTTGTCTAGGTGTTCAATTAGGTTATCTTCAGTCGACATTCTTTTTACCCCTTTTTATTGGCATTAGTCTAATTCTATCAGATTTAAACGATCTCCATCCAGAAATCACTCCCTTGCTAAGTTCAAAGCAGTCTACCCACTGAGAGCCAGTTTCTTTATTAGTCACAAGACTATCAAACCTAAATCTTGAGCCGTACTCTCCAGCAATTTTAATAATCTCTCCAGAGATAAGGGTCCTAGTTCCAATCTGCATTTCTTTTATTCTTTCAAACTTGGTTTCCTTAATTGGAGCAAGCCTTCTTTTATTCACTAGAAGATCTTTCTTTTGCAATCTTTAGTAGGATCAGATATCCTAGCAAGTCATCAATCTCGTTATCCCCTGGCCAGTCGTGCCCATTCTGTATGCGAGAAAGCTTGTCGTCAATGCGGACAAGCAGCTGCTCTACGTTGTCGGTCTTTGAGAATATTCTCGAAGGATGTAGTGCAGAGTCTCCGTAAGATCTATTCTTAGAAATTAATAATTCTTTTACTTGATCTGAAACTCTCTCAATATCTTTTTCTGTTTGTATGCTCATCTTCTACTCTTTCTTAGTCCAAATTTTGCTAGGTAAACATATATAGTTTCTACGCTTGTTCCACATTCTTTTGCAATATCTTCTGGACTTTTTTTGTCCAGCCAATATCTTTTTTTAAGCCATGCTTCACTAGTATACAGCTTCGCTGCCATTTTTACAAACCAATCTTTCCTGGATTATTCACAGCATAGTGCCCAATTGCTACTGCATCAGCAACATCGTTGTCATCTATCTTTTTGTCGTAGTAGGTGTTCACAAACTTAATAGTTCTTTGTTTGCGAAACTCTCTCTCAATTGTTTTGAGTGTGGAAGGAGCTTTGTTTGGATTATTCTTAGCTACCTCTAGTTTTTCTGGGGTAGTTAGTTTTTTATTTCCTATAAAGTTTTGCCAAGTAATTGGACTCACAGAGCCAAACTTCTTGATGCCCACAATTCTTGCTGCCCCCAAAAGGCCACCCTGAACAAGAGCAAGGTCTGCAGCAGTCTTGGGGCTGTTCATAAAAACGGTGTGCTCAATAACAATTGCATCAATGTCAAACTTTTCAAAAAAGGCCAATGACTTTCTTGCAGCATCTCCAACCTTAGAGTAGGTATCTAATCCTTTAAAGCTAATCTTTCCAAAAGCGACTAGGGACTTGTCGTTAAAAATAGCAAAGGCTAGGTTGTTTGTGCTGGCATCAATAGCACAAATGTTTTTGGGTAGGTCTTTTAATAGATTAAGATTTACCATTAGACAACCTTTTTATGTCCTTTAAAGCAATAGATATGTCTATTGGATTAATTAAACACTTGCTACAGATTGGATCGTCATTGTAGATTGACAAATTTTGCTCACACTTCTTGCACTTCCTGGGCTTGCCAGTTCTGCGACTAATTCTAGAAAGCTGATACCTCTCTGCAATTTTTTGTTTTGTAGCTAAATCTCTACACTCTGCAGAACAATATATTTGATAAGAAACCTTGGTTTCAAAACCTAGGTCACACCATTGACAATGCTTCATCTAGCGGCTCCAAGGATTTAATCTTTATCTCCCCAGTACCCGCTACATCACAAGTTGCCCGAATCGGACAAGTCTTGCAAATTTTTGAATTGGACCTATAGTTTTTCTCTGGCAGGGCTTTATCTTCCCAAGCCTTTCTAACTGTTCTCATCCATTCAAAAGCGTTCTCTACCCACTTAAAAGAATACTCATTTAGTTCTACAGGAAAAATCAAAAGTTCATGATTGTTTTTATTTTCATAAATCATTACAGCTTTACTTTTGTTTAAAATTTTCATATAAATAAGTAGCTGTATTAGATGGCCAGACTTAGGTTTTCCTGCAATTTTCCTATATTCAAAGCCTTCGTTGGGCATAGTCTTAATCTCTCCAAGAAGATCTTGACCATCCCAATCTAGCACAACGTCTCCATAACCAAAGATTGGTGGATCTGATGATGTTATCTTAAATTCTGAATCCTTAAGAATGCCAGCATCGCCCATAGCTTTCTGGATTCTTTCGTGTGACTTTGTTCCAGCAGTCATGTTTGCTCCGCCATATGCATCTGCATTGTCTGTAAACATGGCACCACTAAAGGCAAGATACCAGTATCTAGGACATTCCCCGTGAGAGTATGCGATAGTTGATGGGGCAAAGCTAGTCTTTGTGGTAAACTTATCTACACGATTGACAATATAGCCAGACTTAATCTTTTCAATAAGTGCTGCCTGGTCTAGAAAAGAAGGCCTAGAGGCAATCTTTTGTTCTGTCTTTATCATTATTTGTTGCAGCAAGCTTTTTGTCATTGTTTAAAGTCTTTCTATATACCTCTAGTATACACTATCTAGCGATATATTTCAAGGCAGAGACAAGGTTGTTGATTGCTTCTGCAGCAGTATAGTATAGATTTTTCTTGCCACGATCTGACTTATCTACGTTAGCCATCCAAGTAGCCTTGAATGCCATCTTAGCGGCAATAGCCTGTAATCTTACAATCTCTATTGTCACTACGTTAATAGGGATATCTGGCTTAATAATTACCTTGGCAATAAAGGTAAGAGCTGTGTTTAGCTCCTCATCCTGCATATACTCTGCAATTTCAGATAGTCCGTTAATTGAATCGATAGTTGTTTGCTGTTGTTCCATAATAATATTATACCTCAGATTCCCTGTCATACCCAGAGATAGCTATCTTTTCTTTTGTTGTTGCACTTGCCTTGCCAACAAACCAAGGAAGCAGCTCTTGGTATAGATCTACCAGAAGATTCACATCCTGAATCTGGTATTCTTTCATCTCTTTCCAAGCTTTTTTATCGCCTTCCATACAGCGAATCCATAGCTTAAATCCAGAGTGCTTTACCTTGGCACCAACGTCTAGCTTTTGTGCCACATAGTCTAGCTTGTTCGATGGGAACAAGAAGTTAGCCTTTGTGATGCTCATAAGATCTAGGTCTTTTGTAGGTGATGGCGGTGCCATCTTATTCTCTAAGAACTCTCGATTAATATGCTTGTGGTCAAAAGCTGCAGAGTTCCAGCCAACTAACAAGTCTGCCTCGTCCATTAGCTTGTGCAACTCTTTTAGCATTTCTTTCTTGCCATCGTGGTGAACGGATTTAAAGATTACCTTCTTTCCATCTAGCCACCTTGCACCAAAGCATAGCATCTCTGTGCTCTTGATGATTTGATCAATGCTGATGTTCTGGTCCCAAAGGCCCCACGCATAGACCTGCATTGGTGTTGTTTCTATATCTAGTAGTAGTATTTTCATTTTTTATTTTCCTGTCAGTTCTTCTAGTATTGATAATTCTATAATTGCTAATCTTGTTTTCATTCCAGACTCTCCTAGTACGACTACGATTGCTGGATCGTTGTTATTCTTAATCGCATCCGTAGTTGCCTTTGCCCAGACATCTTTGTTTAGGGTAAACGACTTGCCAACTTCCTTAAAGTCAACGGTAAAGTTTTCCCAAGAAGCGTCGCCCTTGTGAAGCCCCCTGCCAGAATTCTTGTGCTGCTTAGCTCCAAGCCTTTTGCTTTCACTTTTCTCGCTCATAATCCTTCTTTCGTTTTGACTTTAAGCTTACGTTTGTTAGGTGTTTGTCTTCACACATCCAGCTAAGTAGCTGATCTTCTCCATAGCAACGCAAAGACGTTACCTCTTTCTTGCAAGTATGACAAGGGAATTTACCGCTAATAACTATATATTTAGACATCTAGCTTGCTTCTAATAGAGGCTTCAAGGTCTTTGTCTTCTTTGACCTTATTTACGAAACCATCTCTACCCTGGACCTTAGACCCGTCTGGGAGGATGTACCAGGCCCCTGAGCGCTCTACAACCCCTAACATCTCTGCAGTGTCCACTAGGTCCCCAATCCCGTCTATGCCGATTGTGTCGCCTCTGAAGTAGAAGTCATATTCTCCAGTATCTCCTGGGGCAGAGGTTTTTGAGTTCTGGACTTCCCATAGAACCCTTCTGCCAAGCTTTTGTTCAATTAGCTTGTCTCCAACCTTGATCTTGCCCTTTATAGCTTTAGAGTCAGAGCTTGAAGAAAACAACTTAACGATAGTTGAAGACATAAACTGAGTGGTTAGACCACCAGTTGGCACTGACTGGGTATACATTGCGGTAATGTTATTTCTTGCTTGAGAAATTGCAATAATTAGAGCGGGCTTTTCACGATTATTTGCATAGTTTAGCATTAACCAAGCGTGTTTTAAGTCTTTAGACTCTGCCCCAATTTGCTTGGTCTGGTCCAAAGCCTTTAGCTCATCAGAATCTTTTTCAAAGTATACGGCTGGGAGAAGAGAGCTAATACTATCGATTACAATAATATCTACCCCTGCATGAAGAAGTGCAACACCAACATCTACCATGTCGTTTACACTTCTGGCCTCAGAGTATATAAGTTTAGATGTGTCTACCCCAAGCTTTTTTGCCCAATCTTCATCATAGGACATTTCTGCATCTACCCAAGCACAAAGCTTTCCCTCTTTCTGTGCCATAGCAATCGTTTGCAAGCAGAGCGAAGACTTTGCACTAGACTTGCTTCCCCAAAGAAGAACCTGTCTTCCATATGGAAAGCCACCGCCCAGTGCTCTATTAAGGCCAACGCTTGGCGTAGGCTGTAGTTCTGTTTTAACTCCTACCCCAGAGGCAATTCTTTTTCTAATCTTTGGATCTAACAGTGCAAACGCTTCTTCTATAGTTGTCATTAAAACTTTACTCCATGTCTTTCTGGTCGTGACTTGTTAAAACTAGTCTTATTGTTTAGAGCTACCTGTAGCTCTTGGTCGACATATCCATTATCCACCAATCCTTGGTATAAGTCAAGTGTTCTGATTATAATGTCTGCCATTTCATCAGCAACTTCTTGCTTTCCCTTATTCTTGCGAATAGCCTCCATCGCCTCTACCACTTCTGATACAATCATCATCATCTGTTTGGCAATAAAAATATCATCCACCTTGTCTGGCCAAAATCCTTTTTCTACTGCCGTAGTGTGAATATCTTTTGCCAAATTATCTAATGAGTTATATATCATTTACATCCTCCATAATTATTGTTCCGTCTTTTGTTTTTCCAAACGAAAAGTCGTATGATGAACCCTCTTGGATCTTCATGTATGCTTTTGGAAAGGTTGTTGGGAAAACGGTTACTGAGTGTAGGTTTCTAGAACTATCTGCAAGGGTAAGGGAAGCCATCTTTTTACCAGCCTTAGTTATCCTTGGCTTAAAAGAAACTACAAACATTTCTTCATCTTTGTAGGGCAATTGCTTATACCCCAAAAACTTTACTAAGGCATTACTAGATTGTTTTATTTCATCCACGGGAATGGCAGTAACAATCCTATTGTTATCACATAGAAGAAGGTAACTCCTGCCAGCCTCAATAACTGTTTGCTCTTCATCAAATATTCCTACGCTTCCAGTTTTATCTAGTACTTCTACTCGTGACCAGCCTTTTCCACGCTTAATTGATTTTACCATTCCCATCAAAACAAACGCACCCTTTTCTTCAAACTCTTCTACAGGATTGATGAAAGCGTAATAGTGAGATGGCACTGTGATATTAAACTCTGGAAGATTCAGAAACTCATAAAGATTTTCTTTAATTTCTTCTTCGTTTCTAGAGTTATCTTCAAAGGTTGCAGCACCAATTACACGCAAGGCCTGCAAGGACCTGCTGTTGACACCACTTCCTTTTGTATGGGTAAATTCTTCTAGATGCTTATAGTTTTTGAATGGTCTCTGAGCAATATACTTAGAAGCAATGTTATCGGAGATGTACTTGATAGCGGTTAGTCCAAAACGAATTCCCTTGCCCTCAATTTTAAAGTCAGCGTCGGAGTCGTTTACGTGCGGTAGCTTTACGGCAATCCCCATACGCTTTGCCTCAATCAAGTATTCTGTTCTGGTATCTTTATCTTTTTCATTCTTAAGCAAGGAATACATAAATTCTAGTGGGTGATAGAACTTTAACCATGCTGTCCAATAAGACAGGGTTGAGTAGGCTACAGCGTGAGACTTGTTGAACGAGTACCCTGCGTGGGCTTCAAAGTCGTGCCAAAGATCTCTTGCCAAGTTGGGTGCCATAAACTTAGATGATCCGTCTATGAACTTATCCTTAAACTTATCAAACTCTTTGGCGTCTTTCTTCTTACCAATGATCTTACGAACTTGGTCTGCTTCTGCCATGGTCATTCCACCGAGCTCTGTACAAGCTTGCATAACTTGTTCCTGATAAAGGATACATCCGTAAGTATCTTCTGTAAACTTTTTCATAACTTGGTGGTGATAAGAAATATTTTGTTTTCCATGCTTACGAGCAATATAGTCTTTACCAATTGTATTCATAGCGCCTGGACGAACCAACGCATTGGAAGCTGCTAGCTCATTAAAGTTTTTGACACCCATTTTTACCAGCAAGTTTGTGTATGGCGTAGCTTCACATTGGAAAACTCCTTTGGTGTATCCAGAAGAGAGCATTTCGTAAACTTTTAAATCTTCCATTGGGATAGATAGGAGATCAATCTTTTTTCCATTTCTATGTTCAATAATCTTTAGGGTGTCCTGTAGCACACTCAAAGTTTTTAGACCCAAAGCATCAATCTTAATTAATCCAATTCTTTCGGCCTCAGCCATGTCAACTGCAACTACTGGAATTCTTTCGTCAGAGCCAGGAGATGATCTGGTTTCCATTGGCGCATACCTAAAGATTGGTTCTTTAGAGGTTACAACTCCAGCAGCATGAATACCAGTACCACGAATTCGTCCACGTAGTTGCTCTCCATACTTTTCAATCTCTGGATACTTCTCACGGAACTCCGCAGTAGACTTTGAGCTACAGTATTCATCCCAAGTGTCTACAAGTTTCATAACCTTGTTTACGTCTGGCAAAGGAATATTTAGTACACGTGCAATGTCTCTTACTACACCCTTATCCTTAAAAGATAAGAATGTTGCAATAGATGCAACGTGACGATATTGACGAACAAGATAATCTTTAACTTCTTCACGACGGTTATCCTGGATGTCTGTATCAATATCTGGGAAGTCATTACGTTCTGGATTAATAAATCGGAAGAACAGAAGGCCATGCTTAATTGGGTCAATGTCTGTAATGCCCAGAGAGTAACAAAGCAAAGATCCCGCAGACGATCCTCGTCCTGGACCAACCATGATGTCTTCCTTCTTTGCCCATGCAATCATAGAGCGCACAACAAGAAAGTATGGTCCAAAGTTTTTATCTTTAATTACCTTAAGCTCTTCTTCAAGCCTATCTAGATATTCGGCATTGCCATCTAGCCCTCTGGCTTTTAGTCCTTCAATAGCCAAAGTCTTTAATTCTTTATCTGGGTCTTTGTACTGAACTGGCAATAGGTTCATGTGGTCTTTAATGTCATACTCTTCAATCTTGTTTGTTATTTCAAGAGTGTTTTCATACATGTCGTCTCTGTCAATACCCTGAGCCTCCATGGCACTTCTCATTTCCTCATAAGAAAGTAAATGAATCTCAAAGTTGTTAAAGCTCATCTGCCTGTCTGCACCATAAAGGTAATCTAGGCGGTCCATCAAATTGTTAAACTTTTTAGACTTTTCATAGGTTGCATCTTTTTCAACCTTATTAGAATAAGTATTAAGAATAAGCTTTAGTTCTTGAATTTCTTTCTGCCCTGGATCTGAGTGGTGGCAGTCTGGAGTTACTACAGGCTTAATCTTAAACTCATCGGCAAGCTCAAGAATTGTCTTATTCATCTCTGGTGGGTTGTGTGGCATTACCTCTAGGTAATAGTCATCACCAAAAGTATCCTTACACCACTTAATATGTGTTTTTGCAAAGGCTAAATCTCCAGCCTCAATTGCTTTAGCCAAGACACCGCTAAGGCACCCAGAGGTAACAATTATGCCTTCTTTATATTGCTCTAAGACTTTCCAATCAATTCTTGGCTTCTTAAAAAATCCCTCAGTCCAAGCAATTTCATTTAGTCTATTTAGGTTTTCTAAACCTTTGGGGTTCTTGGCAAGAAGGACAAGGTGGTTATAAACAAGGTCTAATGGCCCTGTTCTTTCGTCTTTATCACGACGGTCAAAACGATCCTCCGTTATATATCCTTCTACGCCAAGTATTGGCTTGATACCTTTTTCTTTTGCAGCACGATACATTTCTCTGTGTCCAGACAAAGAACCGTGGTCAGTGATTGCAATGGCAGGCATCCCTAGTTCTGAAGCACGATCTACGTACTCTTGAGGAGTTGCAATTCCATCAAAAAGCGAGTAGTGCGTGTGAACGTGTAAGCCAACATACCCCATGTATTATTACCTACTACCAGTCAATATTGGTAGCTGATGTTAATGATGGAGTGTCAAAGCCTAGATAGAAAGCTTCCTGCTCCGAATATGGAATATTTCTAAGAGCTAGCTCTAGTGGGAATGCCTCAACGCCACCCCAACTATACGGCTCTGTGTCTGGTCCAGACGGGAACAACGTGTAGGTTGTTTCTGTTCCTTGACCACTGCGCTTTAGCTTCCAGCTTAGGTTCGAAATGCTTCCAGTTTCTAGAGCATACTCACGAATTGTGTTGAAAGCAGACTGCTTGCTAATACCCATAGACCAGATTGCGACATATGGGTCTTCAATTCCGTCATCGACAAGAACGTTGCAGTAAAAACGAAGACGTGCTTTCCAGCCAGCCTTTGGATCTTTACGGTGCATCTCTTCTGCCCAGTCACGGCCTTCTGTTTCCATTGTGTCTACAGCCTTACGCTTGTAGTCCTTTGGATTTGTGTGTTCTTTTACTACAATTGCCAGACCTCTTTTTGCGTCATAGTTTGACGAGTCTTCGTCTAGCTCTTCAATAAAGCGGATCTTTACAGCTTGTCCGTCAGCTAGCTTTAGCCAGCGAACTTTGCTTCCAGTTCCTTCGTATTTTGGTCTGTCAAGCAGGGCGTTGATATCTTTTAATCCCTTTGTTACGCTCATATTATTTCTCCTATTTTATTTGTTATTTATTATTTTAGCATATTGGCAATAGCGTTGTCAAACTTAAAGTCTAATAACTTTATGTCTTCGTCCGACATATCACCAATGTCTTTATACTTATTATCTAGTTGTATTACGGAAACACGAGAGCCAAGCTTTTCTAGCAGCCTGTTTTTCATATTACCGCCTGCCTCATCATTATCTGCAATAACAATAATGTTATTGAAATATTTCTGAAGAAGTTCTATTTGCATACCAGAGACGTTTGCCCCTAGCGTTGCGACTGCAGAAAGGCCAACCTGATCTAGCCTAATTGCATCGAAAGAAGATTCTACCACATAAACCTGCTCTGCAGTTTTTACACGATTTATGTTAAACAGGGTTTTGCTCTTGGGAAGTCCTGGAGTATTCTTAAACTCTTTACCCTCAATTGATCTGCCAACAAAACCCAAGAGCATTCCGTCTGGGGAGTGAACTGGAACAGTGACCATATCAAAATTTTCTGAAAAGCCTAGGCCAAACTTTGCCATAGATTCTTTATTAATTTTTCTACCATTAAAGTAGGTGCTAGCTCTTGGAGAGTCCATAGCTTGAAGGTGAAGTTTTTTAACTTGCAGCTCATCGTAGGGAACATACTCTTGCCTGGTATGTAGCTGCCTTGTCATCTCTTGCTCAAGATCTGTTTGCTGCTCTTTGCTTTTTATAAAACGAACTGACTCAAAGTATGTTCTTGCAGATGTAAACATTACAAACTCCACAAGATCTGATGTTTTGTGACAAGAGAAGCAATAAAAGATACCACTCTTTTTGTCTACTTCTCCAGCTGGGCTACGATAGTTGTTGTGAAATGGGCAGAAGATTATAAAGTCGGAATCAACCTCAGACTGAACGTCTATACCCGATCCCTCAAGAACTCTTTCAACTTGCTCTTTTGTGTATAGATTACTCTTGTTCCGTCTAGTCCTATTATCCACTGTGTTTTTTTCTTTCCTACGTATATTCCATATGTCGTTAATTTAAATTCAAATATTTGTACTTCTTTATTATACCTTATTGTGAAGTCTGGGTCAAGGTCTAGCCTTGGCACATACCCCAAAGTTTTCATTTCAACTAGTAATAGTTTTATGTATTCTATTTTTAGTCGTGCAATTGTTGAATCGTCATAGATGATGCCATCTAGGAAGAAGCTCTTAATCGGTTTATGGTGTAAACTGTCCATAAACCATTATAACTACTTATCTTCATAATCTTTATATTTGTACCATCCCTTGTCAAAGTCAGCTTGAACAAGGAAGTCTCCCATAAATCCATTACGGTTTTTCCTGAATACACATTCTAGGATATCGCTATTAGCAGCTCTACCCATTGCTAGGACCCAGTCGGCATCGTAGGCAATTTGACGTGACCAAGCTGTCTGACCCAGCGTAGGGACGGTGTCTAGCTTTGTAACATCATCTGGCGTGGCAGAAGAAATAGCCATAATTGGAACTTCTTCTCCAATAGCCATAAGCTTTAGCTCACGAGACAAGTTCTTCATTCTTACAGTTTCGTTATCTGACTTTTGATTAGGACTCATTAGCTGTAGATAGTCAACAATAACAAAGTCTGGCTTATACTGATCTATCTTTCCACGAAGAACCGATGGGGTAATGTCTCCACCAGTATCATTAGAAATGATGTGAAACTCTGGCTTACCCTCGACGTTTACCTTGTGCCAACGCTTAAGGTCTTCAATATCTATTTCTCCGTTACTTATCTTACGGTGCGACCAAAGACCCTCGCCCATAATAGTAAATACACGATTACGAACTTCTGTCTCCGACATCTCAAGGCTGATGACCATTGGAGACTTGCCCTGCTTCCAAGCTTGAACAGCAAAGTAAAGAGATAGCCAAGACTTTCCAATACCTGGATAAGCAAGGAACACTCCTAGCTGTCCTGGCATAATTCCAGAAGGGAGGTAGTTGTCAAAACCTGGCAAACCAGTTTTAATTCCAAGTATGCCCAGCTCTTTCTGTCTTTGCACATTCTCAAAGTAAGCTACAGCAGAGTCAATATCTGTGACGTCAATGTCACGAATAACAGCCGTATTCTTTTTTAACTCTGATGTTTTTGTGATTAGCTCTTCTAGTGCTTCTGGGCCTTTGCCACTTTGGACATCTGCAGCTGTTGTCATAAGGATATCTTTTAGACTAGCATTAAGATACTCTGCTTGTAATTCTTCTAGGTGGTGCTTTGTTGAACCTACATCTTCTGTAGTAGAGAAGTCTCTAAATTTTTCTACAACTAGGGTTGTTGGGGGAACGGATCCATTTACCTCAGAATATTTTCTAATGAACTGCCAAACATCTGTGTGAGTGCGCAATAGGTTTTCTACGTTTGCTTGCAGCAAAACGTGGACCTGTTTGTCTTTTAAGACTGCAGATATTAGCTTAGCCTCTACATTACTCACTTAACCATTCCTTCGCTTTTTGTCGTCTTTCAGATCTTTCCCTTAAGTCCTGAACAATTCTTTCTCTAGATTCTATAATTGTTTCTGCGTAGTTTGCAAAATACTTCCAAGATGGGTTAGGGCTTACTTCAAAATAGTAGTCTAGCATATCGTAACAAATCTCTAGGGTAAAAGACTCTATCAAGGCATCTGCAGCCCATTGCTCTACGTTAAGATTTACGATTGGCTTTTCTTCATACCTAGCTTTGTGTAGTTTACTATACCTACTAAGCAAAGCCATTCGGTATTTACGCTCAGCCATTACTTGCTGTCGATTTCAGAAGAGGCTTCTTTAACCTTTTCTGCTAGCTTGTTTTCTACAAATTCATAGACACGTTCAAAGGCTTCTCCAGTGTTTTCGCTGTCTCGCTTGCTATCTGATACCTCTAGGTCAATTCTTAGTGACTGAAAGTTGCCAAGGTTAAGAGTGTATCCTAACCCAACTTTTACTCTAGTGCTTTCGTTTTCCATACCCAGTTCCTTCTATTATATGCTTTCATTCCAAATTGGAATAAATCTACCATCTTCTGTTTTCGTATAAGTCAGTATACCATCTCCCAGACGCCTTGTCAATTCCTGACGGCTAGGAGTTATATCGTTGGTTATTAGCTTATCATTTCTTGGTCTACCCATGTGGTAGGTAGCTAGTATATCACGAATTTCTTTTACCTGTGATTCTGCGTAATAGGATCTTACTTGCCATCCAGTTCCCCCGCCTTTTTGGGATCCAGTAGGATGAGGAATAATTTCACGCTTCATCAAGCTTGGCATATACTTCTTATGACGATTTACTAGTGAGGCTGTTTCTCCAACAGTATAAGCCCTCTCCCTATTTTTTTTAAAATCTGAAATCAAACAACTCTCAATCCTATCTTTTACAATATTGTAAACTGACATGATTCCATTAGACTTGTTTAAGTGATGAACTCTTATTAGGTCTCCGTTTAAAAACCAAACCTTCTTGTTTCCTGGAATAACTGGTAAAGAGTTATACTCTACCATGTCGACTTGGCCGTGTCTTTTAGCCATTGTTAGTTTGGAATACCGACAGCAATAATATGAACCTTAACGGCTAGCTGTCCTGGGCTATTAAAACGAACAATTCCATTTACTGCCGAGTTAGTAACGCTTGAAATAACTACAGACACATCTTTTCCAGATGATGTTCCCTCGATAAGAACTGGGGTAGCTGTGACAATTGGAGGATACTTGTATTCACCCTTAAAAGAGTATGTAAAAGATTGGTCTGTTTCTGCAGTTACATTTGTTAGGGTTGGATAAATAACATGCTCTCCAGCCACCACTTTTGTATCCGTAAGCAGTGTACTTTGGCGGCCCTCTGATGTATCTATCGATGCATACTTATATCTTGCAGAAGATATCTGAGAAGATAAATCATTGATTGCTTCAACTATTTGATAGACATAATTTACGTCTAGAGGCTGTCCTCTGTCTGGTGTTGGTATTCTTGCCATAGTTAATTATAACACAAACAAACGGGTTTATGAGAGGCTAACTACAAAATCTTCTATATTGCAAATCTCTAGGGCAGGGCTTAATACCTTTTCTATCCCAGCAAGCTGTATCTTGACACGTATACCAGTGGCAGCAGAAGGTCTTAAAAAAGAATAAGATTGAGATAATGAAGATCCATGATAGGCATAGCTGCCCCAAGCAAACGTTGAGGTTCCAGTATTATATATGCCAAAACTTACAAAAACATCATATGATGAAGCTACGGGAGATTCTTCCCAAATTGCTGTAATTGCTAAAGAGGTGTCAGACAACTGAAGGCCCCCAAGTACATCTTCTATAAAAGGTTTTGCATCTAAGGTGTATATGGGAGACCAGGGGGATGTTCTATTCTTATCTTCCGAAATAACTCGGTATCGAATTAGGTACTCCCCATTTGGAGAAAGTGGTGGCAAGTCCTTTTTTTCAATAGTTACCTTTTTAGCTGGCATTTCCAGTACCCAGATCTACATCTAGTGCAAAACGAAACTCTACTAGGTTTGCAGTATTTGAAACTTTTACAATTGGAAGAATATCTGGAGATCTTACTACGGAATAGCCAGTCATTCCGTATAATGGATTAATAGAAGAAGTATTTTCTAGCCTAATTGCGTCGAGAGCTACGTAGTAGTCTGAGGTTGGTGTTCCCCCAGCTCCCAATACCGATGCCCAAATTTTTACAACGTTAACAGTATTCCAAGTAAAGCTTGTGCTTTTGATTAAATCTTTTAATTGCTTGGTTACAACAATATATCTATTGGTTGCAAAATCATAGCCACCAACTCCGTTAGTTATGTCTACTTGGAACTGAGCATAGTTTGTTGCTTCTTCAGCATCGCTATCTGCAAACTCAACTAACAGCTTTACTCTTGTTGGGTGAAAGCCATTTGCTGTAGGCGTTGCACTTTTATTAACAATAGAAAATGCAAGCTTTAGCTCATCACTTGCTGAATTTTTATTAAAATCAAGACTTGCTCCAGTCAAGTGTATATGATTTGATCCATTAGTGGCTACCATCCTTGATCCTGAAGGAATAGATAGGGTTGACTCATTTCCTGGGATAAATATTGTGTTATTTAAATACCTGCAAGACTCATATCTATTTAGCCTATTAATGTCAAGAAGGGTTGTATTGTCAGCATTGGTTTGAAAGACTGCGGGAACTCTAGGAGTAATTATTGCTTTCTCTAGAGGGTCTTGCGCCAAGGGGGTATTAACCACCTCAATCGTGGATGCTGCAGTTGCTGTGTGATACTCCCAGTTTTCTGCTGTTGAAAAAGAATAAACGGTTTTACTATCGTATGCTCCAGCAGTTGGATTTGATGCAGCAGAATAAATTCCTATTTCTGTAATTTCGTATCTTTCAATCGTTGGTAGTTCGGCTGTTAAAACAATTTTAGAATCGCCATTTTCATTTACATATCCCCTTGAGCTAATTGGAACACGAAACATTTCAAAGTCTAAATTTTTCTTTGCTAGGATGTCGGTTATGTCCTCGCTGGTTGGGTCATAGGTTATAGCTTTAGGGGTTGGTCCACAACCAATAGCAATATGAGTTGCGTAAGATGGAGCCTGTCCAATAAGGTACTTAGCCAATAGGTTTTTGCCAACATCTGTAATCATGAATAATCCTCTTCATATATTGTACCATCAAAAACTTTTCCAGAAGAGACCATTTGGACCTCTATTTCGTAATCTGCCTTAGTGTTAATTACATCAATTATAACATTTTTAGTAATTGGATCAATGTAGGCTACTAGGGGTGGGTCTTCGTTTGTAGTTTGCTCTATATGATTTTCTAGCTTTATTGCAAAATTCTTAAAATATTCTTCTCCAGAGCCTGGCATCTTTACCATGTTTTGTGGGTTATAATCAATTGCCAACTGAGAAACGTTTTTTATTGGCCTATAGATTATGTTTTGTCCATTAACAGTATCGTGTCTTACAAGGTTTATTAATTCTAAGCCGCCAATTTTTTCTAAAGTTAGTTTAAGGATTAATTCTATCGGCACATCGTTTTCATCAATAAGGACATCTTCTGGTGTCGCATACTTGACTGGTTCTCTTGTAGCTGGAACGAGTGGTATTGGCATTCTGGCAATAGCCTCTTGCTTGGCTCGCTCTACCGCTTCCTGCCTTTCTCTTTCAAGTCGTTCTCTTTCGAGCTGGGCCTGTCTTTCTCTTTCCAGTTGAGCCAGCCTATCTCTTTCTGCCTGGGCTGCCCTGTCCAGGGCTCCCTGATCTACCGCTGGAGCAGCGGGTCGTGATGGGGCTGAAGGGGCCGAAGGGGTTGAAGGAGCTGAAGGTTTGGCCGCAGCCGTAGCCTTGGAGTCTGTCATACTATTAAATCCAGAAATACCTAGCTTAGAGGCTTTAAAGGCTGCAGCACTTGCCTCCTGGTCTCTCTTTATTTGAGCAGCTTTTGCTGCAACCTCCCTCTCTATTTGATCTGGGGACTTTCCTACTTGTTGTGCCGTTGGCTTTGCTGCTGGTGCAGCAACTCTTTGTATTCTTGAGTTTGAGTCTTTACTAAGTGCCATAACTACACCTCACTCAAATATAGGCTCATGCTTGGTCCAGAAGAATCTTTTGCGTAGTCTATGCTGTATACTACAAATCTTTTTTCTGGTTCAAAGGCTACCTCGTCAGAGCTATCGGAATAGTTTATAGAAACTATATCTCCTAGCTGTATTGTTGGGTTAGCAAAAATGTTAACTCCCACAGATTTTCTCGGCTTCATTATTTTTGATATTATCCATTTCATCAGATTGTTAGCTGTATCAGCGCTTTGAATATAGATAGAGTCAAGCAAGAATTGATTTCTGCCATAAGTTATTCTGCTAGTCTTTATATCATTGTAAAGCTCTTTTTGGGTAGTTGGAGATAAGATAGTCATATCTTCTTTTATCTGAGGGTTAGCAAAATTTGCAGTTTTTTCAAAATAATTATCTACCGTTAGTTCGTAGCGAGAATCTTGGGTAAAAGTAATTCCTTGAATTCTTAGGTAGTTTCCTACAGTTTCATCTAAGAACAAGAAGGTATCTGTAGCATTAAAGATTAGGAACTCTGCCCCATAGGCTCCTCCAAAAAATCCAGATACGGTATATCCACGAAGCTTGTTAAAGGTTGGAGATACCATCGAATATAAAGCTGGATATGCCTTATCATATTTGACGTTAAAGTATGCCATTTCTCTAAGAATACTTCCAAACTCCTCATAAAAAATATTATACTGTGGTGGCTGCGCTGGACTTATTCCAGAAAGAAAGGTTGGCTGGACAATACCGTTAATTGAATATTTTCTGAATGCTTCGTTAGACGATATATCAGTTTTATTTGTAAAAATTTTATTTGCAATTGGACCCAAAGAAACATCTGAGTTTTGACTATAGTTATTAGCTAGAGCATATACGTTTTCAAACATACAGTGAGAACCACCACGAACAAATAAAGACATGTTGTTTGCATTATTTAGCGGAAGGGGGTCTGGGTCATCTACGACAGCAACCTGAGTATCATTTAGATATAGGTAAAATCTTCTAGATTTTTCTAGATCTTCATACTCTATTGCAAGGTCGTATACCGTTGTATACTCCTCAGCTATTACCCTAGACTGGCCAGCAAAATTTCCGTCATCAACAATAATTGAAGAAAGTCCACTCCAAAGTCTGACTGGTATTGCGTCTTCATCTTTAGTTAAAACCCATTTTGATGGTGGCCCAGAGTTATATATTGGAGGATTTACCCCAGAAATAATAACACGATTACCAGTTGTATAGCCGTGAGGCGTCGTTGTTGTATAGGTTAAAGTAGATACGTTCTTAGTGATTTGACTAATTTCATATACAACCGCAATACCAAATTGTCCATCTTCAACATGCCGAGATACATAACCACCAGAAACATAATCAGGAATTGTGCCGCTAGTTGGCAATGGCATAACAAAGGTGGTAGGGCTGGTTACAACAATTGTTGGCGGATTATTTCCAGCATTGGTTAATTTATAATAACCATTTTGTGAGGTAATTGTTTGTCCCCTTAGCAAAACTCTTTGCCCAGCCTGAACGATGGAAGGAGCAAGACTGCCAGATGGCAATATTAGTGGTGAGTTGGTTGAAGCTGTTAAAGTTGTTTCTGTAGCAACTGCAGGAAGATTATTGTCCAAAGTTAAACTTGTTGCTGTTGGGGTTGGTAGTGCTAGGGGGTCTCTCACAGGAGTCTGAATATCATAGCTGGTATTTTTTAATAGTTTATAGAAAAATATATTGGATATTCCATCGGCACTATAAGTAGCGGGGGCCAAAGAAATATTTTCAGTTTGATTAATTCCTGTAGTATTTGCAACAGTAAACCCAGATCCACTTATTGTTATTGTGGTAGATGTTGCTGCAGTTACAGTCCAAGTTCCTAATGCATATACTGGCAAATTTACTGGGCTAGAAGTAGCAGATTTTCCAGAAGATATCATAACCTTACTGCCGACTGGATAGCTAGTGGCTGCGGAAGATACATAAACAGTTGCAACGCTGGTTGTGGTAGCATCAAAGCGGGTTATGCTTTTTTTGATGTTAGGGGTACTTCTTTTATATAGGTCTATGTTTTTTTCTGACAATGCTGCTATTTCAAAATAATACCCATTGTTATTTTCTGGATTTAACAATGTTGCAATTCCACCACTTCCCCCAGAAATAGTTTTATTTTCATCTGGAGTTGTAGTAGGAACGTTAAAGTATGTTGTGGCCCCAGCTGGAGTTTGAACAGATTTCTCGTTATTTTCAAGTTTACCGACAATTCTCATTCTTGTTCCAAAATGTTTAAAAGAACCACTAAGAGGTTTGTTTACATAGGAAATAAAGTCAATGGGGGTTTCTTGTGATGAAAAAGACGGACCGTTAAATACAAGAGCCGAAGCCTGAACAGTTTCTGAAGTTGAAGAGAGTTTATTCTTATTAGAGGTTTCTTCATTATGAGAAAAAGAAAGATAGTTTTTAATTACGCTAGATCTTGAGGCTTTTGTAGCTAGAGATTTGCTTACTCCAGCTGTACCAGCACTGGTGTCACCTTCAAAAGCAAGGTTTCCAAATAGATAAGCAGACTTCATTTTACAGCCATAAACATTTTCATTATTTGTCCAGTATGGGTTTAGGCCAGCTGTGTGATTTACAACTGTTGTTCCAAACTGCCCCCTACCGTGCTTGGCTACTGAGCCATTAGACATTCTTGTTATTCCATCAAAAGTTTCATAGTTTGGCTCTGCATAAATTCTTGCACGGCCAGTTGGGTAAATCTTTCCGTTAAAAGAAAGTTTAGAAAAATAGTCTTCGTATTCTTGTGGACTAGATATCCAAACGTTTCCTCCAGTAAAATTAGAGTCTACCACGCTTGATGGCAAAACCGAAACATTGTATTCTACTGCGTCGTATCTAACGACCTCTCCATTAGAATAAAAGTATCCGTTATATCTTCCAATGTACAAAATGCCATCGCCAAAATCAATAATATTATTAACAAGTTCATGATTTAGAACTGCTGGTACTTGATCATTTAAATCTGAATTTAGTGGTATAGCTGCTAGGGCATACTTATTTCCAGTAGCTGTTTGTCCATTTGTTGGCTTTAGATTTTCTGTGCCAGATACTTCCCAAAGCAGGGCTGGCTTATATATCCAAGAAATATTTTTGTCTGCTACATAGGCCTGCTTGATTGAGCCCATAGATTTCTGGATGTATCTTGCAATATAGCTTATTTTTCCATCATTATAGATGTTGTTATCCTGAGAGGCTATGTCTATAATGTTCTCTAATTGTCTTGGTTGAGCATCACGAATTTGTTCTGTTGTGGTTAACTTTGGATCAGTATTTGATCCCAGCAAAATTACATCTGTTTGCCTTTCTTCTTCAGTTGGCAAGGAGTAGTTTTTGCTCATCATAACAAAGTTGTTGTACTCGTCAAAATACATTGCGGTCTGTGTTGCTATGGCTAGATCGTTTAATACCTCTGCTATAGTTTTATCTGGAGAAACAAAGAAGTATGGAATAATTGGATCGCTTTCTCCGTCAAGTCTTTTAAAGGAGTAGTTGCTAAAACCTATGCTGTCAAAAATTGTTGCAAGTGCGTATGACAAGGATGCGTTTGGAATCAAAAGCTCTGGGGCTGACTGAGACTCAAAATAGAAGAAAAGGTCTCTTAGTGATAGCTTAAGCTCTCTACTCTTTAGGTTTGACTGTGGAAAAGATTCTGAATACAATGTTTTTATTGGAACATAAAAACTTTTTTTAATCTTATTTTCTTCATTATCTATGACAGTAACATCTGAGATTATCTCATAAAACTTTATTTGAATATTTTTGTTTATGTATTTTGCAATAATGCTTCCAGTTCCAGTTTTTGGATTCCAAATATTATTTTGATTAAAAGACTGGTCATAGTCAAAGAGGGACAGCTCTCCATTAGATGCAAGTAGCTGACCAACTGGCAAACCACTTACCCCAAGATCTGAAGCATTTTTAGTTACTGAGTATGCTACTGTTTTTTCAGTTAGATCTACTGTTAGTCTTGGAGAAAGTTCTATTAGGTCTAGGGTTGCTCCAAAACGATTCATTGTTTCAACAACTACCCTGATTCCTGAAATAAACAAAAACTCTTCATAGTCTAAAATACCAGCCTGAGCTGTATTGTATTTCTTAGGGCTTGTTGTATCTGTTACAAAGTTTGTAAGCTGGTCTACGTTTTCATCTACTACGTACCAACCATATTCTGGGTGAAATTCAAGGTAGCCACTGTCTTTCCAAATATAGTATCGCCCAAGGTCATTCGTGTTTTGTTTTACAAGGTAGGCCTGACCATTTTCATTTTCTGTTGGAAGCATAGTTGTGGAGGCTAGGATTCCATTATTTATAAAGTTTGACCTAAAACTATCTGGAACAATAAGTCCATACCCAATTTCTAAGTATCCATCTGTTCCGATTATGGCATCGCCATTATAGCGTACAGAGTTTTTATTAAAGGAAATTGCGTCTAGCCAAATATTGTTTTTTAGATATTGGATTTTCCATTTTACTGGGGTTGTTTTATTTTCCTCTCCAAAAAATGGATCTGCAAATATTCCAGATGAGTTGGAGAATGGTCCAAGATCAACATTTCCAACATTGGTTTGCGTCTTTACAACAATCCTGTTTACTGGAATTTCTTCTTTATATACAACATATGGGGCTACATCTTCTACGTGGTAATTGCCATTAAGAGTATTGTTTGCAATTCCGTACTCTTTTCCATCCTCAGTCCTATATGAGGTCCAGTATTTAAAAGTATCATTCTTGTCTGGCATATAGTATCTTGGCCGATTAAACATGTCAACATTACTGTGATGTAGGTATTTTCCAGTAATTCCGTATCTAAGTTTGTTGATTCCAGACCTTGGCCTAAACTTTCCAAAACACTCTTCTAGAGAAAATAAAAGTTTTTCTTTTTCTTTTTTAGGTTTAAAAACAACTGGAGTTTGGCCATCCTCTTCAAAACCACCATCTACTAAAACATCAGCATCTGTTGCGCCAGTGTAAAAGTTTCCTAGGTCTTTTGGGTCATAGATGTTTGGTATTGATCCGTATTTTTGAGCAATTCCAAGAAGTGGACGGTATCTGTAGTTTCCAATATCTGCAATATTTTCAAAGAAATTCATGTTCCATTCTGCAATAACTGCAGCACGAGACTTTATTGTAGAAGAAGTACTAAGATGATCGTTTAGCTCTTTGCTTTCAAACATTTAAACCTCTTCTAGGCTTACGCTTATGTTCCATAAATCGTGGTTTGATCCCCCACGTTTTTCAACTGAGTAAGTAAAGCTAGAAATATACATTTCAAGAATTTCATTATACTGGCCCAACCTAGAATACTTTAGTGTGTCTTGGTCAGAAAATTCTGTATATTTATCATAGGCAAGATAAACATAAAAAGGGCCCTTGTAGTTGGTATACCAATCAAGTATTTCCAACCCGCCAGCTCCGCCGTCAGAGGTGTATTGCTGATCTTTATATAGGGGTGATCCACTAAGCTGAATAGTTTGATTTGGCGTTATGGGATTACTATCATGGTCTATAGAGGTTACTAACTCTTGCTGTCTTCCATACTCATCAAATCCTGGAAAGTCAGAAAATGATCTAGATGGGAGCATGCTCCAAGAAGTAGACAACTCTATCTTATCTGCAACATGGTATGACCTCATCCTACCATTTATCATTCTTTCCTTTTTTTCAATTCTTAGCGAGTTAAACTGCAAAGCCGATCGATTATCGTCTGATAAAATTAAGAACTCATTAAGCAACTCTTCTTCTGTTGCAGTTGTTGGCCTAGTTTGTCCAACTTCAAATCCCGACGGAATATAGAACCCACCAACAGCATTACCTGGATTGTTTGCCCAAAGCATTGCTTGCGGACGACTATACTTTTTCCTATTTGTCATGTATGCATTAGTTGCCATTAGAACCTGTTGCCCCTTATTCTTTGAGAGTCAATCATTCTAATTTGACCCATCACGGTTTGTGCAATTGAGTTAGGGTCTGACTGAGACGCAACGTTTACACTTAAGTTATAATTATACACTGAATTCGAAGATGGTGAGAGAACTTGTGTAGATGGCACAGAGTTTTTATCAACTGATACAGAAGGTCCTGTAGAGTTAAACATTGGGGTTGTTATGTTTTGAATGTTTGGACTAGACATGCCCTGAACATTGCTAAAGGATCCAGAGTTAATCTTGTTAAATAAATCTGTTCCATACTTCCTAACCATAGGTCTTCTTACTACAAATTCTCCAGGAGTTAACATTGCTGGTACGGTATCTGAGCCTAACGGAGATCCCCCATCTGACATGTAGGACATAACCCTTCCTCCATTAGCCAAGAATCGGTTAGCATTACTTCCGCCTCCGCTTCTTCCAGTAACGCCAGCCTTGGAAAGAATAGCGTCTGCCTGAGCTTTTGTTATTTTTGCAAGGTAGCTATTTATTAATGCCTCTGCTCTATCGGCATTAGACATAGTTACTCCAGCTGCGTCTCTAAGTGCCTTAGAAACTTTAGGGGCAGTGGTAGCGTTATTTAATGCTTGTCTAATCCTATTTGCCTGAGCTGCTGGGGTGTCAGCGCTTGGATCTAGTGGGTCTGGGCCTGGGTTTCCTGGACCGCCTGGACCGCCTGGGCCTCCAGGGCTTACATCTCCCTCTCGAACTGTCGTTACTGTATAAACAGTGCTCTTTGGCTTCTCAATTTCATTCCAAGCATCTAGAACCTTTTGAACAATTTTTTCGGCTTCTATAATTGCATCTTTGTAAGTTTTACTATTTACTCTAGCGAAATCAATATTGTTCTTAATAGTTTCCCATTCAGTTTTTGTTTTGTCCAAAACTTCTAGCTCTTTAATTCTTGATGCTAGCTCTACTCCAGCCAAGCGGACTCTTTCTGTTGCTGGCTCTATAGAGTTTTCTTCAATTTCAAATATCTGATTTGTAAGAGTTTCTATTCTTTCTTGTATTTCAATTCTAGATAGTCCATTTTCGCCTCTAATTGCGTCAAGGGCGTTTTGTCTTCCCTGGTTAAGTGCGTCAGTTTGACTTGAGAAGTATCCAGAAGCAGAAGTTTGTCTTACGTCCTGAATAGCCCTAGCTGCTGCAGAAAGATCGCCACGAGTAATGGCTTCTGCAACTGATAGCTTGCCCTTTTCTTGATCAAGAACTTTTTGATTTGCTTTGCGTACCTTTTCTAGTGCTTCTAGCTTATCGTCATAAGTCTTGTTAATAGCATCCTCTTGCTGCTCAATACCACGCAAATCTGCTTCGTAATCGTCAAGCTGGTATCTTATTCCATCTATCTGATTTTGAGCATCTTCAATAATTTTTTGATCATCTGCTATCTTTAGCTCATACTCTAGAGTTAGTTTTTTCTCTTGAACGTCAAACGCTTCCATTGCCTTATTAAAGCCTTCATCAAAAACCTGTTGGATTCCTTCTGGAGTTAGCCTTTCAAATTGCTTTGCTGCTTCTGCAGTTGCTCTCTGTAATGCAAGCATCTCAGCTATTTGTTGTTGGGTGTAATCTCCAGCAACTATGCCTGCGGCAAGCGCTGCATCCTGAATTGCTTCATACGCTTCTGCAACAGAATATCCAGACGACCTTAACTGGTTAAATGCTAATACCTGATTCTTTGACTCTTGAGCCTGTTTCTGCTGCTGGTTAACATATTGACCAATAGCGATTGCAGAAAGAGCTTTTCCAATATTCTTTAACTGATTTTTAAATCCTATAATTTCTCCAGTTTGCTTGTCAAAATTAAATAGGGTATTCTTTTTCTTTTCAAACTCTTCTGGATCCATTCCAGCTATAAGGCTGATTAGGTCTTCTCCAGCCCCTAGTCGTCTCATGTCATTTTCAATACCGCTGAAAAGATTGATTCCAGCTCCGCCTCCAAACAACTTATTGATTGCGTTAGCTGATGCTTCAAAGCCCTTGGTTACACCAATTTGGTTTTTACGAATATCTCTAAGTTTTTTCAAGAGGTCGTCTAGTGGGGATGCAGATGGTCCTCCGCCACCGCCTCCGCTAGTGTCTTCTTGTTCTATGTCTACCGCCGATGCGTCTTTCCCAGCCTCAGTAACTCTTACTGCAGTAACAGTTGCAAAGTCTTCAAAGGCCCTAGCCTTTTGATCTGCAGGTAGTGTTTTCTGCCATGCTCTCCAAGCATCTTGCATATCCTTATCACCACGCAACTCCATGGTATTAACAAATGCAGAAACATAGTCTTTTCTTTGTTCATTGTCCAGACTTTCGAAATAAGCTTGGTTTTGTTTAAAGGCTTCAAACTGTGCTTCTCCAACTAGATTTTGAACAAAGTCCATGGTCAACTCTCCCCCATAAGAGTTTATTTGCTCTATCATGTCTTCCATTTTTTTCTGTGCTTGTGGATTCTTATTGTAGAATTGCATAATTACGCTAGCTTCAAGAACGTTAGCTCCACCCAGCTTTGCCACTTCTTCAAACATGGCCAAGGCTTTTTGAGCTTGTGCTGGAGTTTTAGACTCTATATTTGCAATAAATGTTTTTTGTTGATCTGGCAAAGCCTCGCCATCTTTATCAACAAACGCATTCATTAATGCGATTGCACGATTTCCATCAGCGGATCCGATGTTGGTCATGATATTAAGGACCTTCGTCAACTGTTCGCCATCATTACCAAAACTAGATAGTAGCTGAGTAGCAACCATTGGGTCTAGCTCCTTGCTTGCAAGCATGAGCGTCATCTGGTACTTTTGAGTTTGGTCTAAGGCTGCACTGCCTATTTGTCCCGTAGCACCCTTAGCAATCTGTCCCTTAACGGGATCGTCTGCGTAAGCCACATCAACAGCCTTCTTGGCTGCATCCATATAAGCACCTTGTCCAAAAAACACGTCTTGCTTAGCAAAGTTGTCAAGAACCATTTGAGTTGTTTCCGCATTCTTGATAAGAAGGGCTTCCCTGTCTCGTATATGCTGTGTTGTAAGCTCTTCTGCTCTTGCCACGTCCCCAGCTGCAACGGCATTGGCAATTCGTTTCTGATATTCTAGATCTAGAGAGTCTACCATTTCTTGCTGCTGCTGCATAGCAATCATTCCCATGGCAACATTGGTACCAGAGACTTCTCCCAGCTTTGCCATTCTGTCTACTCCAGCTGCAATACCAGTTCCTAAAAGGACTGCTGCAGACGATGCAAGAAGTATTCCACTGGCAACTTGTCCGACTACTGGAACAGCGTTTGCCATTAAGCCAGTAGCCCCTAGGGCTGCGGATAACGCAAGTCCTTCGCTAACTAAAGGAGTTGCAGTAGAGCTTCGAACCTGGCCAGCTTTTATAGTAGCTCCAACCTGATCCTGAGTTTGCTCTATCATTTTTACTCTAACCTCAAGGGGCTCGTTTATAAGATTTTCTCCATTTGGACCGAATATTTCAATGAGCTTTGCATTAACGTTAATGCCAAAAGATTGATTCCCTAATTCTTTTCCAATACTAGCTGCAATGCTTCTTGCTTGTGCTTCATTTAATGCCCCAGAGGCAACGGCAGTTCCTAGCTGATTTACAAGTTGAGCTTGTGTTGCAGAAGACCCAGAAGTTGCAACACTCTTTCTTAGTGACTCTAGCATACCCTTACCCTGTTCGCTAGTTACAAAAGATTCTCCAAATGTTGTTTTACCCTGCTGAACAGAAAAGGGAGAAGCGTTATTGGCTCTTTGCTTATCCATAACTTCTCCAGCTGATGCCGTTCCTGCAAATTCTGCATAAGCAAGAATTGCTTTTGAACCAGAGCCCAAAGTTTCTGTTAATTCTATCGCCTCTTTTTGAGCGGTGTCAAATGCACCCTTTAGAGCAAAGGCAGCCATGGCCAATCCAGAAATAGCAGCAACTGCAATAGCTACTGGGCCTGGCAACATTGGCAAAATCATTGAAAGTGCCATGATTGGCATCATTAGGTCTTGTGCAACTTTTCCTGCGGCACCAGGCAACATTGACCCACCCATTACGGCTCCAGAAGCCACCATGCCAACCATACCAGCCCTTCCACCACCAGAGCCTCTTTGCTGAGCTTGAGGAGCCTGGGACCTTAGTGCAGCATTAGCCCTTCTTGTCTCTACACCCTTTGCAGCCCCCTGCTGTCTGTTATAGGTTGTTTGTCCAGCTTTTTGGTCTGCAACTAATTTGTTTCCAGAGTAGTAACGTGTGCCAGCTTTTGTTTCTCTAGCTGTAATTCTTTGAGACTGTCCTGGACCAGCAGGGGTTGCCAGCTTTTGCTTTGCCTTAGTCTCTTTGACTGTTTCTTTTTTGTTTTCTTTTACTGCCTTTGTAGCTGCAACTTTTTCTTTTGTTGCTTTTTCTGTAGCTTTTGTTTCTTTGTTAATTACAGAAGCTTGTTTTGCGGTAGCACTTGTTTTTGCTTTTTCTGCTTCTTGAGATTTTGCGAATGCCCTAGCAGACTCGTCTTTTTGAGCTTTAGTAAGTTTGTCAACTTTGGCCTTTGCCCTAGCGTCAGCCTTTGCTGTTGCCGCTTCTTGATTTTTCTTAACAGCTTCATCCTTAGAAGGATCGTATTTTCTACTTCCTAATGTTTCATAAAAACCTTTTCCTGGATTCTTCTTTGCAAAATCATCCCTAGATTTTAGAACTGACGCAGCAAGCCTTCCTTGATTTGGTTTTGGATCTCTTCTTGCCAGCTCTTGCATAACTTTTGATCCGCCAGCAGTAGAAGGAGATATTCCCTGACTTAACAGCTTTAACTGTTTGTTAAGTTCTTTTTGCGATACGCCCAGCTTTTTGGCTAGAGCCTCTTGCCCCTTTGGATCCATCATGCCCTTTAAAGCATTCTGGGTGCTTTTTGTTCCGCCGCCGCCTTTTTCTAGATTAGCTTGAGCAGCGTACCTATTAACCATTGGGTCATCTGCCAGCAAGCTCCTGGCCATCCAGGACTTGGTGGGGACTTGTCTTCCAGCTACTGAAATCTTGTAGCTAGACTGCTTAACGTGAGCAGCATCTGGAGTTGCTTTAAGGAGAGATCGTTCTTGACTTGAAGAAATTTTTCTTCCCTCTTGTCTCATTTTTTCAAGTTCTGCTTTTTTGGCAGCCATTTCTTTATCCATGCCAGCCCAGGACTTTAGTTCGGTTTGCCTTCTGACCTCGTCTGGAGAGCTACTGAACCCACTACCCGCAACTTCTCTTTTTGCAATTGCCCTAACATAGTCTACGTCGCCCGTACCGTTTCTAAACCCAGGAATATTTCCAGAAATTAATGCTTGAATAAATCCACGATATTTTTCTGCTTTTTCTGCTGGGATAACTGCTTCTCCAGGAGAGAGCATGGCTGGAACAACGTCTCCAGCACCCTTTGGCCCAGGCACTGAAAGAATTCCAGAAGCTAGCTTCTTAGGAGATTTTGCTCCTCTTCCTATAGCCATTGGAGTTCCAGCAAAAGCAGCTTGCTTTAAGATTGCTCTTTCGTATGCGGCAGTCAATCCATTTATAGCTGCTGCTTCAGAAGTAAATGTTTGTTTTAGTTTTGTATGCACCTGATCTAGAGAGGCTGCTACTGCAGCTGCCTCTAGCTGTTGCTGAGTCATGTACTCAGTTTGCATTCCTAGCTGTGTGCTAGCACTTCCAGCTTTATTCATTGCGGTTTTAAAGAATACAAATCCCTTTATTACGTTTGCTACACCGTTAGCAATAAGACCAAAGCCCATTAGGAATATTGGACCAATTACTCCAGCAATAGCTGTTAGGCCAACAACAAATCCCTTTGCGCCTTCATCTAGCTCATCAAACTTTTTAAGTACGCTAGTTCCAAACTCTAGCAGTGGGGTAACTGCCTTTAGGAATGCCTCGCCAAGTGGTACGAGAGTTACTTTAATGTCTTCCAAAGCTTTTTGGAATTTAAACATTGGAGAGTCTTCAATTTTCTTAAGCTCTCTTTCGGAAAGAACTGCTAGTTCAGCAGTGGTGGCATTTGTTAGCTTTAAGACACGACTTGCTTGGTTTCCATCCTTAATAACGTTTTGGAATAAAGTTGATAGACGAGAGAATTGAAACTTTCCAAATAGCTGTTCAATTGCTCGTGCACGATCTAGGGGGGCTAGCTCATCGAGTGCTGAAGCAAAGTCTATAACTAGACCTTTTACATCTCCAGCATTTGCTTCAACAATGCCCTTGATGTTAATACCAAACCCTGCAAGCATCTCGGACGCTTTTCCAGTTGGGTTAATAAGAGCTGCAAGACCAGACTTTAGTGCGTTAGCACCTTCAGAGGCATTGATTCCACCCTCACGCATAGCTGTTAGGAAGAACGTAAGGTCTTCAACATCTCCACCAAGCTGTTGTACGACTGGACCAGCTTTGGGAATAGCAATGGTTAGGTCTTCAATAGAAGTAATAGTTTGGTTTTCAACAGCGTTTAGGAAATCAATCTTCCCTGCTAGATCTTCTGCAGAAACTCCAAAGGCGTCTGTTAATGATATTGTTGCTTGTAGGGCCTCTGCTTGCTCTACCCCACCAAGCACGGCTAGCCTTGTTGTTTCTGCAACTTGAGCGGTAAGCTCTGCACCCATCTTGCCAGTAGCTGCAATGTCAGCAGCCAGTTCCATAGTTTTTGATACAGCGACACCATACTTTGTAAACTCATTTGCAAGATTCTTTATATCCTGAAGAGCCTTATTGGTTTCCTCTGTTGTAGTAAACATTTCGCCATAGACACGCTTAAATCTTACAGCTTGCTTTTCCATGTCCATGAATGTTTTAGCTGCAACGCTACCAAGCATTATTAGGGGTACGGTAAAACCAACCATAAGCTGACGACCAGCCCACTGGGTATTCTTACCAAAGTTTAGAAGATTAGTAGATCCCTGCTTAAGCATTTGATTAAGAAGGGCTTGGCGCTGAGCAGCAATTTGAGTTTTTGTTGCTAGGTTTTCCATGTCAAGCGATAGCGGTCTAACCGCAATGGCTCGCATCGCTCCATTTGCATCTCTACCCATTTTAATATACTGGGTCTGCAAATCCTTAACACGTTCACGTGCTACCTTGTTTATTGTCTCAAACTCTGATGAGAAAAATCTTCCAAAGCTCTTTGTGGCTGCAGCAGAATACCTAAAGTATTCCCCCATAGAGAGTTTATTTTTTTGAAGCGAATTGGTAAAAGAGTCTGTGGTAGTTTTTATAGTTTTAATACCAGCAGAAAATTGACCAGTCTTATTTATACCATTAATTAGGCTTTGCTGCAACTGTAAAGAAGATGCAGTAGCCTGCGCACTGGACTTTGCCAGAGAGGTGTGGAAAGTTGATATCTGCCGTTGGAGATTCTTAATATTGGCCAGCGCTGCGGCTGTGTCAATATCGACTCTTATTCTGGCATTGGCGTCTTCAGCCATCCACTAGCACCCTCTTTACTTAGGCATTTACAAGACCAAGAGATGCCTCTGAGAGCTTAACCCCAGATGCTTCTTCTACAATCTTGTAGACTGTTGGAAGATCTAGATTATCTTCCAAAGCCTTTAAATCTTCAGCCATTTCTGGCTTGTACTGTCTCATTGCAATTTGAACACATTCCATCAGTAGGCTCATAGACTTGTCGTTGTCTTCTGCTACTGCTGTAATACCCTCAAACTTTTTCATAAATGGACGTAGCAAAGAAATCTTTAGTGGGCGCACCTTAACTTCTGTTCCGTCAATTAACTTAATTGTTTTCTCTTCGTATACTTCTGTACTCATATTTTTGTATTCCTTCCGCTATGAGGCTTTATTAATTATAACACAAAAAGCTTTATTTTTTAGGCTTTTTAGTCAAGTCTTCATATCCAAGGCCCATTCCAATTCCAAAACCAGCCTTTTGAGCATTAACTCCTTGGAGGGCTAAGACGTCATTTCCGTCCTTAGCTTTTCCACCACTGAACACTCTGGCCTTCATGTCTTCCCACTTATTCTCTGGAGCTTGGCTATTGTTCTTATCTATGTCAACCCCCTGAATAGCGGCCAGGAACTTCTTTTCTTGATAGTCAAGTTCTCTTTTTGACTCTAAGGTTATTAGGAGCTCTGGCATAGACATGCTAATTTCTAATTCTTCGTAGTCTTTCCAAATGCCCAGCAAAAAAGCTTCTGCTTCAAGCTTAGCTAAATCAAGCTTGTCCCAAGAAGATCCGCCATCCCCAGCCTGATCTTTTACAGAGTCTTCAGAATCTTCATTAATTTTTATTCCAGCAGCAATTTCTAAGACCTTGTATATTCCTGGCAAATCCATAGAATCTTCTAGCTCGGCAATTGTTGCTATTTTGGGATGGTACTGTTGCATTGATATAGCAGCACAATTTGACAGAAATATGATAGCTTCTTCATCGCTATCTGCAGTTTTTACAAGCTCAAAGGCTTCCATAAATTCTCTAAGATACTTTATTTTTAATGGAGATAGGTTAATCTCAGTACCGTCAATTAAGCTGACTTTTCCCGTTTTATATATTGTTGTTGCCATTATATAAGTATACCGCAAAAACAAAATTACCCAGCCTAAAAAGACTGGGTAACTCTGCGTTGTTAGTTTGTATTACGATACTGCTGGGATAGTGCGGTCTACGATCTTACCGTAGGATGCAGCATCGTTTGGCAGTAGACGGAATGAAACCTCGTACATAGTTGGCTCATCACGCTTTGCAGAAACTGTAACACTCTCAATAGAAAGTGCACGGTATGCAACGTAAATACGCTCAATCTGCTCGTCTGGGTCACAGTCACCTGTACCTGGACCAACAGCAACTAGGCCACGCTCAACTGGACACTCACCGATGTCACCTGCTGATAGGTTTAGGGTTGGGGATCCAACCTTAATTCCTGTTGCTCCTGCGCTTGATGTGAGATCTGCATCTCTACCAGCCAAGGAGAACAGCAAGTTCTCTAGTGTTGCTTCAGCAAAAGCAGTGTTCAGGTTAACCTGCATACCCTGCTTGTATAGCTTTGCAACGTCAAGAACCTGATCAACCTGTACCTCGCCAAAATCTGGCTGGAACTGTAGCTCTAGACCGTTCATTGTATAACCAACGTTACGGAAGGCTGCAGAGTCAGCTAGGGTTTCACGATATGTTCCTGTTGTGTTTCCAACAGATCCTTCAGCTTCATAAGCTGGAAGACCTGCGTCTGTCAATACTCCTGCTTCGTAAGTAAACAAAGCAGCTGCTCCAACAATAATGTTGGTGCTTGTACCTCTTGTATATGCCATTTATTTCACCTCTTCTTTTTATAGATAATAGGCGTGTTTCCTCAAGCTTAAGTATATCAGCTTATTTAAATAATCTGTTTTACTGGTAAAATTCTTTCTGGAACCCAGTCTGAATTAGTCATGCTTGGCATCTGGTGGTAGTCATATTCAATAATAATCTTGTTACCGCCATAGGTTCTAGCAGTTCCGAAGTCAATTATGTCTCTAGACTCTTCTAGCTGATACACCTTAAAATCGTGAAAATAGAACATGTTATCTACAAGCAATTCTGGGTCAGTTGGATTACCACTACTGTCAAATCTGCCCAAATTTATCTGCCTATTTGCTGACCAGTTATTTACTTCTTGAGCTGTTTCATCGCCACGGTCCATTAGTCTCAAAACCTGCTCTTGAATCTGAACCATCTTTTCAATAGGGTTTTCTCCGTTTGCGTAGAAGTAGTACATAATCTGCTCACACTTAATGTGTGGAAAACTCTTCTTGTTCATTTTAATTAGTCTGTCCCAGGTAGCCATTGTTCCACCAGTAGGAAAATAAGAAGTTAAGTCATTAATTGTAGAAGGCAGAGTTGGAAAAAATGGAGTATCTAAGCTAGTACTATCTAGAATCTTGCTTTGAAGATACTTGTTTATCCATAACACTGGAGTATTTAGTAATGAGTCATTAGCCAACCTTAGCCACCCCCGCATTTGCTACCCAGCGATATCCAGTAGACACTCCGCCTGCCTTGCCAGTTCTTTTTCCTTTTGACAAATTCTTTTTATATACTGTAGGGTTTTCCAGATAAGCTGCCATACCGCTGGCCCTCAAGAAAGCTTGAGTAAAGTATTTATTGAAGAAGTTATCAAAAACTTCTTGAAACTTTCCTTCAGTATTTCCTCCAGGATTTTGAACATACACTGGTCCTTTTGTAAAGACTTCTTCTCCATTATCCATATACCTTAATACCTGAGCATTTACTGGAACTATGGTAACAGGAATACCCTCTTCCATAATTCGTGCCTTGTCATAAAACGGTGTGTTTGACCCATTTTGAATGGTTGTAGACTGTCTAAAAGAAGAGTTAAAAGAGAGCCCCAGATTGCTTACGGAATATCCTATGTCATAAAGTCTTGCGGTCGGACTACCGATCCTATTCCACTCATAAACGTGATGAAGTATTGATGGGTTTACCTTTGCGTTAGAGTCTATATAGCTTTTTAAAATTTCTATTGTTTGAACTCCTAGAGAGTGCATAAGCTGTTGCTTGCCCATCTGTATACCATCTAGGAATCCAGCTGAATAGTCCATCATGTTTTTCATGTCTCTGCCAAACTGTCTTCCATCAAACTTAATCCTCATAGGTCTGCCGCCTGATTCTCTGATCTACGAACAACAACCTTGTAATACTCTACTGATCCAAATGGCCCCATAAAAGGCTCAACAGTTGCTACCTCAAATAGGGTAGACCTTCCAGCTCTTGGGCCTGCTGTTTCTAAAAAAACCTCATTAAGATTTCTGTCTTTTATGTTAGTCACAATAATGTTTGTAATTGAATTTTGAGCATTTTCATTTGAAAACCGAATGTCTGTTTTTACTCTGCCTAGCATTATGCTATCCTGTGTAATGTTTGCGTTAGGCTTTATGTCTTCTTTCCAAGCTGTTCCTGCTGAATTAAAATTACAGGCAATTGTTCTATCGTGAATCCAAGTTTTTTGAACATTTCCATATGCTCCTTGGTCAACAATTGGGTAGTATACGTCTGCAAGCATTGGAAAAATAATTGACGTATTTTCGCAGGTAGCCATTATAAGACTCCAAGTCTAGTAATAGACTTAGCATACTTTGAAAGTATCTTGTCTACTATGATGTTTCCTGTTCCCTCGAATACCCTGCTATCAAACTGTAGTCTAAACTGGTCTGTGTTATAGGCAGAAATATATCTTTGGTAGTAGTCATTTCTGCCACACTTAATATCGTCAATAAGCAGAGTTGCTGCTCTAACGACGTCTGAGGGCACTGTAGGGTATCCCACCTCTAAAACAAACTTGTAGTCGTATCCATTAGGAAAGCCCCGCAGAGGCGGCAGAACGGTGTCTACAAGGTCTGAGGCTGCTGCTGGCAAAATTAATAGAGCCTGCTCATTACGATTAACTCCGTCAAGAACTGTTTCTGTTATTGCAGTTTTATCTCTAGTTATTTCATAAGTACGATCTTCAACTAAAACATTATTTTCATAGACGGATAAAATTCTTTTTGCTTCCCACCACAAGGGGATGTAGTCTGCCCCGAGACCAACAACTTCCAGGGTTCTTTTTTTGTAGTAAAATCCTTCTGGAATAACAGAGTCAAGAATTGCTCTTGCAATTTCTTCATACTTAGTATATTCCGCAATTTCTGAGGCGGTTGTGCCCAAGGTATCTGGATTGACATATGGTCTACGTATCTCATATGTTTCATCGTGAATGACATCACCAGATGCATCTGTAATTACAACACGATAGTCTGTATCATATTTACCAGATAGACCTATTGTCCAAACATAGTTTGCATTGTCTGTTACGGTTTTTGTTGTAAAAGAAAGGTCCGCTAGATCAGTAATCGTTGCCACAAAAGCCTCATTTAAAACATAAGCAGCTGGAATTGTAAATGTAATATTTACGTCTTGATATGGCAGAACCCTTAAAATTTCCATTAAATTCCGTACTCTCCAGCAACTTCTTCTGGAGTTGCAATTCTAATGTGGTCACGTTCTGCCCATTTTTCTGCGGCTTGCTTAGTGACAATATTATACCCCTTAGAAACCTGACCAACTCCAGACCAAGTAACATTTTTTGTAGAGTATACGGCTACGCTTTCTTTTTCAATAACTGGCTCTTGCTTGGCAGTTTCTTTTCTATCCGCACTACCAGAACCAATAACATTATCGTCGTTTGATACAACTGATGGGTTAGGGCTTGTGGCCAGCTTGTCAAAGGAAATTACGTTATTGATTTCTGACTCTTTAGACTCTTCAATATGTTTATTTTTAAGCTCTTCTACTGCTTCTTTGTATTTTTCAACAAGTGGGTGTGGAATTAGTGATTCGTCATCTTGTAGTTGGGCAGGAGCTACATCTATATTTTTTTCTGACACTTAAGTCTCCTTCTTTATCTTTTAATTATAACAGATATTAAAAAAGGGAGCAGGAGATTTTACTCACCTGCCCCCTTTAAT